TTGTGCAAACACAGATACTTGGTATCTCTGCTGGTCGTACTGTTAGAGATATGAACTGTGAAAAATTAAAAAACGCCAAAACCATGTATGATATGGGTATGAAAGTTGCAGCCGTATCAGTCATGTGCCAAGACGAAAGAGTGTTTGAAGCCATGCTCAACGCGGGGACGCCCTGTCCCAAGGATGGGTTGGTGGGGGATAAAGCTAGGCTGGCATGGGAAATGGAAGCCGTAAAAGAAGAAATACAAAGAGATCAGAATAATCCAATGAGAAAGATTTTCAATGAGAACATTGAAACAAAAACAGGTCTTAGTGTTATTATTAGCACTCTGGCCTTCTTACTCTTCTTGTGACCCTTATAGTTATGGGACAACAGGGAATGCCGCGTCTACAGCACTAAGCTGGAGCATGAGTTCTGTTTTGCCTGATATTCCGGGCATTGATATTAACGGATTACTATACAAATACACCACAGTAAAAGACCCTGACGCTAACATGAAAGTCCATATTGGCAATAAGAATGTTGACGCAGATGGCTATATCTTTCGAAAGACAGACGATTGGTCAGGAGTTCCCGGAAACACTATTGTTAGATCGTTTCCCCTTTCGAACATTCCGGCTCCTCAATGGGGTGCGGGTTCGATTGATGTTGAAGGGGAAGGTTCGGTCAAAGATGCTATGGTTATATATAACTATAGAATAGACGAGTGTTATGATGAACAGTCAAACCCTGCATGTCCGGGATATGTCAAACCTATACCTGTAATCCCTGTAGTTGAACTGTATGACGTACTAGAAGATGATGATGTTATGGCTGCTATAGACGCGGATACAGATTTTCAGTATGATGAAGATGGCAATCTAATACTTTCTGAAGAAGAGGAAGAAGAAGAAACTAGAATTGAGATGGGTCTAATGGCGTCTGCCAACGCTTTGACCCTGTTTAAGACACAAGGACAAGATGATATTATACTGGCTATTAACCAACAAACAAACTTAGCTATGTATTATAACGCATCTATCAATGGTGGCGTGTATGCTGACGCTCCCGGTCTTGCTGATTCAGATATAGCTGACAACAAGAAAGCCTTGCGTAATAACTTAGCACAACAGATTCTGCACGAAAAAATGGTCGATATGCAGTATAACAAATGAGGTTTAATATGAAATATTCTATTGCAATACTTTCACTATTCGCGTTTCCTGCACTAGCTAACGTTCAAATAACAGGTAGCGTGGAAGCTAAGTGTGTTATACAAACAGATAAAGCTGGTGTGTATGGAAACCCTATTGCTAGTAAACTAAGTACAACACCAGCCGATGGTGGCGTACTACCAGTAATTAGATTTGATGTATCTATTGCGGATGCCTACACTGCAAACATAACGCACCCAACATCCTTTAGCTCGTCGCCAACACTTACAGACACACTTGTTTGGACAGGCAGTACAACAGCAACAAAGATGTCTGTATCAGGAATGTCTGCGTATAATGGCGCTAAAGTTATGGTAGGCAGTACATCAAAATTTAATCTTACACTAGCAGGATCAACATGGTTCTCCACTGCATCCAGTGCAGTTTATGGTTCAGCAAAACCGTTTCCGGGAGGCACTTACACGGCCATCGTACAGGCAAGTTGCATTGCTAAGTAGGATAATCACATTAGGGATGCTTGTTACTTTTGGTGCGTCTGCGCACGAGATGACACCTGCGTACCCTGAAGTAAAAACATCTCACGTTAAAGACGTGGTTAAAGTAGAAATGTCTCTCTTTAACTCTAGGGAAGAAATAAGATATTATCAGATTGATTTGTTTGATTTAAACTGGATGAATATACCATTCTCTACAACGTATAGGATTATGCAGGTTGAGTATAAAGAACATAAAGCGTTCGATGTCTACATAAGAAAAAGGGATATGCCTGAAGCTGTGTATCTATGCACAACGTCGAAGGTAAGAAAGACCAACCAGTCAAGAACTCTTATTTCTTCTAGGATATGTTCAAGGTTAGATGGTGAGCCAGCATGAGATTAGTAGCTGCCTTTTGTTTATTATCTAGTTCTGTTGTAGCCGACAACAGCTCTCTTTCACTTGCATTGCCAAGTCCGCCTATGAACTATCAGTCAGATTCTTTTTCGACAGGTAGTATGCGGTGCAGTAATGCTGTCGGTGGCGGTGTAAACTTAGAGTATGGTGTAACAGGTGTGCTATCAGGTTTAGATACTAGCAGCCGTGGCAAAGACATAGGGGTGTACGCTCGTATTGTTATCCCTTTAGACAAACCAAAGGCTCGTATTAACTGCGATGATCTTTATCAGATTGAATTAACGCAACGCAGACTAGAGATACAAAAGCTACGTGATGAGTTAGAAGCACTGAAGAACTTACAAAATGCTGGCGGCGAGATGGAGTTTGAAAACTAATGGATACTACCAAAATAGCAGATAATATAGATGGGCTTGCAGATCGTGAGTTTAAGGCAGGCGGCATGAAGTTATCGTTTGGCTCTATTGTGGCTATCTTTGCGTTCTTATCTACAGTTGTAGGTGGTCTATATGGTGGGTTCGTCATGTACCAAAAGATAGAAGAGGTCGCGGGGCTAGACCTAGGTGCTTATCAACAAGCGATGGATGTTATGGATGCAAAAGTCACGGGTATTGCGGAAAAGGTAGAAGAATCCGTAGAATATAGTCGTGACATTAAGAACGGATTACGTTCGGACATATTGAGCATTGAGAAGCAGACAGATCGTGTGGAGGACATGGTACGTGAATCTGAAGACAAAGTGCGTAAGATGATAGACAGCGCAGAAGTTCGCTTTGAAAATCAACGAGAACGTGTTAGAGTATCGCAAAGCGGTGATATGAAAGAACTTGAAGAAAAGTTAATGGATAAACTACAAAGGGCATTAGACAACCCCCTTGCTGATTAGGAGACTAATATGACTGAGTTTGAAAAAGCTGATGTAGACGGTAATGGTTCGATAGACCAAGCTGAATGGGATCGCATGGCGTTTGAGGATAAGCGCTTAAAAATGCTAGATGACGATGCACAAAGAGATGCCCAGCGCAAGATGGCGTGGTTCGCTTTGTTTGGTATGTTGCTATACCCACTGTCTATAATTATTTGTAACGTGGCTAATCTTGATGAAGCCATGAACTCACTAGCTTCTATTGCTGGTGTGTATTTTGTTTCTGTAGCTGCTATCGTTGCCGCTTTCTATGGTAAAGAAGCCTACACAAAAGGAAAGGCGAATAACGAATGATGAGTCTTGTAAGTAATCTAGTAGGACCTGTTACTGGGCTATTAGACAAAGTTATTGAGGACAAAGATCAAAAGGCTAAGTTAGCCCACGAGATCGCTACGATGTCCGATAATCATGCCCAGCAAGCTTTAATGGGTCAATTAGAAATAAACAAAGCTGAAGCTGCATCAGGTTCTTTGTTCAAAGGTGGGTGGCGGCCATTCATAGGTTGGGTGTGCGGTGTTGCTTTTGCATACCACTTTGTATTGCAGCCATTAATCGTGTTTGGTGTAACTGCCGCTGGTGTTGATATACCTGCATTACCAGAGTTTGATATGGGTAGTTTAATGACTGTTATGATGGGAATGCTCGGATTGGGCGGACTTCGTAGCTATGAAAAGAAACAAGGAATTACAAAATGAAAGAGAACTTTGATAAATGCTTAAAAATGCTTCTTGCTCACGAAGGAGGATTTGTAAATCATCCCGATGACCCCGGAGGTATCACAAATTTGGGAGTTACTAAAAAAGTGTATGACGAGTGGGTTGGTCGTGAGTCTACAGAACAAGAAATGCGTGACTTAACACCTGAAGATGTAGGCCCGATATATAAAAAGAACTATTGGGATCGAGTCAAAGGCGATCAACTTCCTTCTGGGGTAGACTGGTGCGCCTTCGATTGGGCTGTAAATTCCGGAAAAAGTAGACCTTCCAAAGCTATTCAACGTGCAGTCGGGGCTACTCAAGACGGAGCCATAGGGCCAGCTACGATAGGTCTTATCATGGAGAAAGACCCAAAAGAAATAATAAATTATGTTTACGGCGTTCGTCAGGACTTCTATAAGAGTTTAAAGACGTTTGAAACATTTGGACGTGGCTGGACGCGCCGCAACAAAGAAACTCTACATCAAGCGTTGGAGATGGTATAAAATGCCCCTAAAAAAGCTACTTTTGAAGTCTGGTGTGAACCGTGAAAACACACGTTATACGAGCGAAGGTGGCTGGTACGAGTGCGATAAAATACGTTTTAGACAAGGTACACCTGAAAAGATAGGTGGTTGGCAACGTATATCTGCTACAGTATTTCAAGGCGTAGCTAGGTCACTATGGAACTGGGTAACTTTAGGTAGTCAAAACCTTATTGGTGTGGGTACTAACTTAAAATTCTACATTGAAAACGGTGGGGCGTACAATGACATCACCCCATTACGTGCTACAGTGACGTTAACTAACCCGTTTGAAACAACTTCAGGTTCTCCTATCGTTGTCGTAACTGATGCGGCTGGTGGTTATACAGACGGAGACTTTGTTACATATAGTGGAGCTAGTGCAGTAGGGGGACTTACACTTAACGGTGAATATCAGTTAACAGTTACTACCACCACTAACGAATACACAATAGATGCAGGAGCAGCGGCTTCTTCTAGTGCAACAGGTGGTGGTACTGTTACCGCAAAGTATCAGATTAACGTAGGGTCAGCCTTTGCTGTTCCGTTAACTGGGTGGAGTGCATCTTCATGGGGTTCTGGTACGTGGGGTGTAGGTGGTACATCTACGGAATCTATACGTCTATGGAGCCAATCTAACTTTGGTGAAGACCTTATCTTTGGACCTCGCGGTGGGCCTATATACTACTGGGATGCAACCAGTGGGCTAACTTCGCGTGCAGTAGGACTGTCAACTGTTGGGGGTGCTAGTAACGTGCCTACTAGCCAACGTATACTAGAAATATCAGATATTAACCGTTTTGTTTTTGCGTTTGGTGCAAATGAGTTTGGGTCAGCTACGATCAACCCAATGTTGATACGGTGGTCAGATCAAGGTAGTGCAGTAGATTGGACACCCTCTGTTACATCACAGGCAGGATTTCTTACGTTATCTCGTGGTACTGAAATTATAGCTTCCAAACAAGCTCGCCAAGAGGTTCTAGTGTGGACTGATGCAGCGTTATATTCCCTGCAGTATGTGGGCGCTCCTGTGGTTTGGGCAGCACAGCTTGTAGGTGAAAACATATCTACAGCGTCCCAGAACTGTGTAGCATATGCAAATGGTGTAGCCTACTGGATGGGTAAGGATAAGTTCTACAAATACGATGGGCGTACACAACCACTACGGTGCGATTTGCGCAAGTTTATCTTTGGTGACTTTAACGAACAGCAATACGATCAGGTGTTTGCAGGCACTAACGAGTCTTACCATGAAGTGTGGTGGTTCTACTGTTCCGCAGATCAAACAGACGTAGACCGGTATGTAGTGTATAACTATTTAGAAGATATTTGGTATTATGGCACAATGGCTCGTACTGCTTGGCTTGATTCAGGGCTACGTGGTAACCCACTAGCGGCTACGTATACATACAACCTTGTAAACCACGAAGAAGGTGTAGACGACAATGAAACAGCAACTACTGCAGCAATACATGCTTACGTGGCTTCTGCTGAATTTGACTTAGAAGACGGACATCAGTTTGCGTTTATATGGCGTGTACTACCAGACATCCGGTTTGACGGGTCTACTGTGGGGTCACCTAGTGCGACTATGACCCTACTACCATTGGCTAACTCTGGGTCTGGGTATAACAGCCCTGCATCAGAGGGCGGCAATAATTCACGTACGATAACACGTACGGCTGTGCTACCTGTAGAATCTTACACGGGACAAATATACACTCGCGTGCGAGGTAGACAGCTTGCTATGAAAATAGAATCTACTGGAGAAGGTGTTACATGGCAGCTTGGTTCGCCACGAATTGACATGCGCCCTGACGGGAGAAGGTAATGCCTAACGAAATTGACAAGGTAGCTACACCTGCGCTTCCTTTAGCACCTGAAGGTTACGAACGTCCGTATATGGACCAAAATAGCAACGTGCTACGTTTGTTTTTCAACCGCCTTGTCAACACAGTAAATACTTTACTTAGCACTGATGTAGGAGGTAAGTTCTTATATATGCCCTACGGAGTGTTTTATAGCACTGTAGACCAAACAGCTTCAGTCGTTAACACAGGGTATGCAGTTACGTTCAACACCACACGAGCTAGCAGTGCGATAAGTGTAGTTAGTAACTCCAGAATTACGGTTACAAACCCGGGGGTGTACCACATAAAAGCAACTTTGCAGTTAGAATCTACAAATTCGTCAGCAAAGAGCGTGTCGATATGGGTGAAGAAAAACGGTACAGATGTGGTGTATAGTGACCATGAGTATAGCATAAGTGGTAGTGGTAAGAAGGACATAGCTAACTGGAACGGGTCTGTTGGTCTTGTAGCTGATGATTATGTTGAAGTGTTTTGGTCTACAGATAACACTAACGTAGAGTTGCACGCACATGCAGCAGCATCTCCAAGACCTGCGGTAGCATCAGCTTCGGTTGCAATAACATTCATAAGTAATGTGTGAGGTAGGAATGTTGCCAAATAACTTAAACTGCGGTACAGTACCTCAAACTCTTATTACTTTTCTACGGAGGTCACATAATGGAAACTGTAGTAGATAGTAAACAAGAACCCCTACCTACACCTAGTGTTGTTATGTTGGCTTTAAAAAATACTACTGGGAGTAAACACAGTGACCAAGCACGATTGTTAGCTGTGGCTAAAGAAATGACTATGGAAACTGCTGATGTTGTACAGGTAGGTAACAGTGTATTCTTAGCGCATAAAGGTAAAAAAGCCAACAAAAACAAAATGGTTGGACGTATGTTTAATGTTGATACTGCACGAAACATGATAGTAAACTACGTACAATACCTAAAAATATTGCAAGACAAAGGAGTAACACATTTCTCTTTTGATATAGACGATGACTTTTACCTACCTGCGATAAAATCAGTAACTAAACGTCTGGAAGATTCTGGTATACGTGTTGGTGTAAGCAAATTTAAAAATAAAAACGGCTATAGGGTTTACTTTAGAATTTTCCCTAGTCCAGAAGAGGTGTAGCTTATGGGTTGTTGTAGTTTTATTGAAGATGCAATTAAAGATGTTGGCTATAAAATCGACGATGAAATTATTCAACCGATCATAGACGTAACAGAAGATGCTATTGATTGGGCTGTTGATGAAATAGTTGATCCCGTTGTAGATATGGGACAAGATATACTTGAAGCGGCAGGTGAAGACCCATTAAAGACCATAGCCACTATAGCTGCCATAGCTACAGGTAATGTACACTTAATACCCCTTATTGATGGTGCAGCGGTTTTAGCTGATGGTGGTGATCTTGAAGACGCCGCAAAAGCCGCGGCTGTATCTTATGTCGCTAGTGCAGCGGGTTCTGCTGTAGGTACTGCCGCATCTGCAACTGCTACAGAGGCGCTTGGGGCAAGTGTATCGGCAAGTACAGCATCTACTGTAAGTAATATTGTTAAAGCAGGTACGAAGTCTGCAACAACTGCACTTGTATACGGACAAGACCCTTTGAAAGCTTTTGTTACAGGTGGTGCAAACGCTTTTGTTGCTGCGAGTTTAGGCAAAATCAGCACCACTATGAAAGAAAAATTTGGTAGTACCTATGATGATCTAAATGATGGAGTCAAAGATTCTATATACGCTGGTGTTTCTGCTGAGATAAGCGGAGGTGCATTGACCCCTGAAGCAATGTCTAACGTAATAATGAAAAACGCTGCTATCGGCGGCACTATGTCAAAATTCTTACAAGAAAACGCTGGGTTTGATGCGGCTCAAGCAGCTATATTAACTAACGCAGTAACTTCCGCTGTTACAAAAACAATACTTGGTAACCCTGACGCTGCAGGCGAAGCGTTCTTTAATTCTATTTCCGCTGCAGGTGCAGAAGCGTTAAAAACAGTTATTGATAAACCCGTAAATACTGCGATAGATAAAGTTAGTGGTGCTTACAAGGCCACAGAAGAAAAAGCTTTAGCTTTAGATGAAAAAACAAAAGCATATAACAAAATAATAAACGACATATCTGTTACAGAAAATGCACATAACGATTTATTAGATGAGCTTAACGGCAAGATTACAAAACAAGATGAGCTAAAACAAAAATATTTAGACAAAAAAGCTATTCTTGATGACGCCAAAAACATAATGAGTTCGGATAACCCATACTCGGCAGAGTTTGTTGACAACTTAAAAAATTCAGTAAATGAAGCTGCTGACGCTTACAATACGTTTAAAGATAACTTAGCAACTGATTATGAAGTATCATACAAACCCGCATTAGACGCATACAACAAAACACATGCAGACTACATTGCACAACTACCTGACGCAAAAACTGAGTTTGATATTGCTACTTCTGAGTATGATACATCTCTAAAGTATATGAATACTAAGTATGAAGACTTCAATGAGACGTTAAAACCTGCAACTGCTGCCATAAATAAATCTATAGCTCTTTCTTTGAGTAACGATTTTGATGAAGACGCATACAAAGCTTATCACGGATTAGATGCTGACACAGACGTGTACGGACATTTCCTAGAAAATAGTCAAAAACTACCTACAAATGCAAGCGGTTTTGCCACTATGCTAGATAAGTTTCACGACACGGTGTTAAAACAATCTTTAGCTAATAAAGGTATAAACGTAGAAAATCTAAATCCTGATCAACTGCAAGCCGCATTAGATTACGTTGTAAAAGAAATAAAAAATCCTGAGTCTATTACAGGCATAGATTTTGAATCCTTTAGTAATGAATTAAAGACAATAGCAAGTCTTACTTCAGGTGAAGTGGTAAAAACGTATCCGAAAGGTGAAGGAGTATCGGCAGTAGATATTGCTAACGGAGACGCAAAGCTAGTTAACGTTAACAATGAATACGTATGGCAAAAACCAGAGTTTGTTGATGGTAAGTTAGGTGGTATATACGACGCATTAACCGGAGAAACTAATTACTACAAAGAAATAATGTTTAACGGGTTAGCAAAAAGTGTACCTGAAGATGCTGTACTCACAAAAGATGCAGAAGGTAATGTTACAAAGATAGAATACCCAAATGGTAGTGGTCTAATATCAGAAGAAGTTTTACCCCCAGTGTCTTTACCAGATTTAATAAAGAAAAAAGTAGATGCAGGCGAAAATATACCTTCTGGGTTTATGAGTGCGGTTTTAGATTTAGGGTCAGCAGCAGGAAAACTTTTAGATGAATACGTAGGAACTCCTATATATGACGCGTCTAAAAAAGTTTACGATGCCTACGTATCTGAAGGTGCAAAAGACGTTATAGAAAACACCGCAAGTATAATAGGTGGAGCAACGGGCGAAACGCTAAAAGCTATATCTGGGTTGGCTGTACTCGCAGGATCAAACCCCAATAACAGTCTGGGTAAATTTGCAGATAACTTGATTAGTGCTAGCGGTGACTTACGATCTGAAGAGTATGCAAATGCTCTTGGAGAAATAGATGATGCAATGGCAGACTACGATAAACAGTGGCGGGAAGATAATCCGGGGCAAGAACCCTCTACTGCTAAGAAAGTGCTATTAAAGGCACAAGCTATATATGGTGCTGCATGGGATAACCCTGTAGAATTTTTGTCTGAGTACGTTGTTAAAGAAATAATACAAGAAGTACCTCTTCTACTTGCATCTGGCGGTGTAGGCAATCTAGCTAAAAAAGGTTTGCTAGAAGCTGGAGAAGCATATGCTACAAAAATAGCTACTAAGGCAAAACTTGGGACAGCTCTTACTTTAGATGCAACCGAAGCTTTTGGGGGTACAGCGGCAGGGGCGTTCGACGAAGCATATGCTACAGCAATAAAGACTGGGATGTCCGAACAAGAAGCAACGGATTATGCTATTGATATTGCGCAAGCGGCGGGTACTACTGCAGTTATAACCCTAGCTGCAACTGCTGGCATTGGTGGACAAGCTCTTGCAAAATCTGTTCTTGGGGACAAAGTTGATGATGTTTCAACAGGTGCGTTTAACGCGTTGTTTAAGAAAATAAAAGAAGGTGGTACAGTAACTGTAAAAGAAGGTGTCACTGAAAGTATTGAAGAAGGTTTACCACAACTTATAACCGGTATGTCTTTGGCTATGATTGACCCGACATACGATGTAGCGGGTAATGTTACTGGGTCAGCAATACTTGGTAAACTGACGGGTGCGGGAACTTCAGGAGGTATCTACACTGGTAACGCAGTAGCTGATACATTGATGTCAGTTAACTCAAGCGTTATAAATGCAATGGGGAATGCAGGTAATTCCACTGCTGCTGTAGCAGCTTTAGGGGAACTAGGTATTACAGACAATGTAATACTAAACAACATACTAAACACTTCATATGATACACAATATGTAAGCACTGCAGAAGCTGCAAAAGCGTTTGAGAATCAAAACCCTGATTATATACCTACAGAAGCAGAAATAGAATCTTTTGTATCTAACAGACCTGACTCTGAAGTCGCTACGTTAGTGGCAAGTTATATAGACAAACGTTATTTAGACGTAGACGAAGTAAAAGCCGCAGCAGAAGCATCGGGCATAACTCTTACAGACGAGCAGGCTGAAAAATTTGTAGGGCAAAACCCTGATGAAACTGAAGCTTTAAACGCTGCTATAGCAGAAATAGAAGATAAATCTCTGTTTTATACTGATGCAGACGGCAACAACGTGTTTGCTGGGTATTATCCTGATATGGGGGATAGTGACCCAATTTTTGACAATAATCGCCCTCCCTTTGGCGATAAACCATCTTCTGGAGAAGTCCCTGATGGGATTACACCCCCACCAGCGGGAAGTATAACTTCACCGGTTATGGTTGATTATGTAAACGAAATTACAGGTGAAACTTACAGCGCTCCTAACAGTGGGTATACCCCTGTAGAAGGTAGTGGTTGGGTAGTAAAACCTCCTGCTAGCGGGACTCTTCCAGTTGAAGACCCAAAAGAGGGTGAAAGTGATTTTACTCCTTTTCCTGATATACCTGACGATGATTTTGGTGAACTTATTCCATCCGAACCTGTAGGTGACGACGCTATTTTTCCAATGCCGATTGGCCCTACTCCTGATGACTCGGTTGATGAACTTATTCCATCCGAACCTGTAGATGATCCACTCACTGCGGATGATGTGAAGGATATTATAGACACAGCTATAGGCAATTTACCAGAATCAGCTAGTCCTGAAGATGTATCCTCTGCAATAGAAGATGCTTTAGCGGGCATGAATAACCTTAGTGATGCGGATGTATCCTCTGCAATAGAAGATGCCTTAGCAGATATGAACAACCTTAGTTCTGAAGATGTTCAAGATATAGTTGATGAAGCTACAGGAGTAAATGCAGAGGCTATATCCGACTTAGAAACAAGCTTAACTGAACTTATCGAAGAGAATAACGGTGATGTTTCTGCTGCGTTGGACGAACTTGCAACTGCTATGGGAGTGGGTGAAGCTAGCATACTTGAGGAGCTTGGTACTACAGAAGCTAACCTCACAGACAAATTTGAAACTGGGATTAGTGGTGTAGAGGAAAGCGTTAGTAACTTAGAAACAAACCTAACCGCACTTATCGAAGAGAATAACGGCGATGTTAACGCTGCATTAGACGAACTTGCTGATGATTTAGGGACTACTGAAGCTAACATTCTTGAGGAACTTGGCACTACAGAAGCTAACCTTACAGAGAAGTTTGAAACTGGGATTAGTGGGTTAGAAGGAAGTATAGGTACTCTTTCTAGTGATCTAGCCGCATTAGGCTTGGATGTAGATACTATAGCCGACCTTATTGGTAAACCTGCGCGGAAGGTTACTGAGACAGATATAGACTTTGTTATAGACTTAATTGCGCAAGAAAACGTTAGCGAAGAGTTAATTACGCAGTATGATGTTACAGGTGATGGTATCGTTGACATAAACGACCAGAACATGTTATCAGATAAGCTACAGGGTAACGATGTTACCTTTGCGGATACTTCTATGTTTAACCCTGCCACTGGCTTGTATGCAGAGATGGATACAAAGAATGACGCAGTTACTGATATGATAACGGACATGAACACACAGATTAACACGCAGACAAACCAACAAAATTTTGCAGAGTTCCAAAAACTACTAGCTGAATCAGATGATATTGGTGGGCAACGTGTAGATGTTAAGTCTGGAGACAAAGTAAAATTAGACTATTTATATGACATTGGTGGAGAAAGTATCTTTGCTACACCGCAACAAGAAAGTATGTTTGGCTCTCCATTTGGACAACGCGATGTTATGCAACCTGCAAATCAAACGTTAAGGCCATTTTCTCGTGCTAGTGGGTTCGCACAGGGTGGACAGGTAGAGGATGAAAATGATATGCTACTAAGAATACTTGGAGAAACATAATGAGCTTTTGGGATGATTTATTAGGCTTTGCTAAAAGTGATGCAGGAGAAGCTGCTCTTGTAGGTGGCGGTTCGTTACTACTAAACAGTGGTTTATTTGGTGATTTTACAAGTGGGGAAATTCCTCAAACTGGATACCAAGGTGGTATACCTGAGTACACTGCGCAAAGGCAAACAGTATCTAGCACATATGATCCTAACAGACGCCCCGGAAGTGGTGGACAACGGTATTTTACACAAACACAATATAAACCCAAGGCGGATACCCCGCCAGCAGAGCCTATGTCTGCAGAGGGTTTAGCGGCACTTAATGCGTCTAATCCTGCACGACAAGAGCGTAGAAGACCCGGTGGGGCAAGAGTACCCGCGGGAATTGCCACACAAGCAAACATGCAAGCTAAACCTCCTACATCAGAAGGGATACCTTCCGTTCCTACTTATGAAAACGAAGTAGTACAAATGGCTACCGGTGGTATTGCAGAACTAAAAAAGGGTAAATACTTAGATGGTGCTAGCGATGGTATGGCGGATGAAGTACCTGCAAGTATAGATGGACAGCAAGAAGCACGATTGAGTGATGGTGAGTTTGTTATTCCTGCTGACGTTGTAAGTCATCTTGGCAATGGTAACTCTGATGCAGGTGCTAAAGTATTAAAAGACATGATGGATAGAGTACGTAAAGCACGTACAGGTAACGAAAAACAGGGTAAAGAGATAGACCCCAAAAAATTTATACCCGCGTAGGAGGTAGAACATGGCTGAAGGCGACGTAACCGCACCCGTAGACCCAATGGCGGGAAAAGCAACAGGTACAGAATCATCTTTATCTAGTTGGGCAGGCCCATATGTAACTGAGATGCTTGGAAAAGGTGCAGCTCTTGCAGACGAAGGCTACAACGCATACATGGGACCGCTCACTGCAGGTACTTCCGAACTGCAAGATAAGGCTTTTGCAGGGTTGGGTAGTTTAACATTACCTACAGATACAATGGGTGTAGGGGGCTATGAACAACAACAGTTTACAGGGGATGTAGCACAACAGTATATGAACCCATATCTGCAAGCATCGTTAGACCCACAGCTAGAAGAGGCTAGACGCCAAGCAGGTATTACAGCCGCGCAAAATGCTAATAAGTTTGCAGGTGCGTACGGAGGATCAGCACAAGCCTTGTTTAATGCAGAGGCTAACCGTAATCTAGGGCAAAACCTTTCAGCTATTACAGGACAAGGCTACGCAGATGCGTACGATAGAGGGTTACAACAGTTTAACACTGCACAAGATCGTGCAATGACAGCGCAAGACAAAGTAAATTTGTATGGTACAGAAGGTTTGGCTGCACTAGCTAATATGGGTGCAACGCAAAGAGGTATTGAATCTGAAGGTATTACAGCAGATCGTTTACAGTTTGAAGAAGAACGTGACTTCCCGTACAAACAAGTGCAGTATATGCAATCTTTACTACAAGGCTTACCTATCGAAGCACAGTCTTACTCTTACGCACAGCCAAGCAAATTATCAAACATCTTAGGTACTTCCGGCGGTATGATGGAGTTATACGATACTCTATTTGGTGGAAGCAAATCCCCTACTAGCGGTGGAGGAGGAAAATAATGGCTTTAGGTGACGGCGGTTTAGACGCACAAGTAGAACAACGCATGGATGCCTACCGAGGCAACCCACAAAAACTTCAACAACGTTACGGGCAGAACAAAGAGCTGCTTGATTTACTAGCGTTACAAAAACTTACGTCTGAAAAGAAACAAGTCGCTGCAGATATGCAACTTAAAGCACAACAAAACCCTAACACTATAGCACAACAACGTGAAGCAGAAGCACTTGAACTCACAAAAAGCGCTATGGGTGGTTCTCTTAGTGAGTTAGCAGGACGTACAAAAGGTACGCTCGACCAAAAAGCAGCTATGCAAAAGAAGAACATGAGCCGTATGGCACAGGGGGCAAGTAAACCGCAGATGGGTGGCGGTGCAGGGTTAGCAGGGTTGATGGGTAAACCACGTCCTAACGTACCACCACAAGCTCAAGGTTTAGCAGGGGCGCGTATGGCTCAAGCCGCAAACAGTGGTGGCCCCGTTCGTATGGCTGGTGGAGGCATAGTTGCTTTTGCCGGAGGTGAAGGTGTTAGTGGACAAAAAGGATTGTTCTCAAAGGGTAGAAAACTTACGCTTGACGAGAAAGCTGCATTCCAAAGAGCATTTGGTGGTACTGCAGATAGGCTTATAAACCAAGTTGAAAAAGGTTCTGTAAGTAGTCTTTCTGTAGGTAAAGATACACAACAAAAAATAGCAGATATTTTAGGAGAATCACTTGCTCCGGAAGCAGAAAAGGGTGTTGATCCTTTACGGCTAGCTAATCCCGGAGGACTTCAAAACACAGGTGTTCCTCTATCTGATGCTATGTTACCTCCTAGTAACGCTACTACACAGAGGCCAGATGACGGTTCTCTCGATGCTCCAGCAGGAATACAAACGTTAGTTCCCCCTGTTAAAGAACCTATGGGTGGAGAAACGTTAGGCCAAGATAGTGTTCAAGCTAATCAGACTCCTCCTGCCAAAGAAGAACCCGTAGCTGGGGAAGGTACGCCGACAACAGGTAGTGGCATAGATATGAACACTCTTATGGGTAACATGGGCTTCACTGCCGAAGACCCAAATGCTGCTATGCAACGTGGCTTTGCAGAATCAGATGCGTATACAGGACGTGCGGAAAAAGCCGCTAAGTATGACGACATGGTATCAGAGATGGCTGCGTTCGATGTAGAAAACTACGACCCAGACAGAGAACGTAGAGATAGATTAAAGTCATTCTTGATGGGTGCTGCAGGTACAACAAACATAGGGACTACTTTTGCATCCGCAGGAGCTGCATCTATGAACTTAGCTAATTCACAGCGTAGAGATCGAAGAAGTCGCCTGATGGATAAGTTCAACATGGAGAAAGATAAGATGACAACCGATACAGGGTTGGCACAATCTGGACTTACTTTAGGTCGTGAACTATATTCTCAAGCGCAACAAAACCAACGTACCGCGCTACAGGCAGGTGTGCAACTAAGGGGTCAAGACCTTACCAACGCACAAAAAAATGCAGATCGTATATTGCGTAAGATAGAAGGCGACAATACTCAAGCATACCGTTCCGCTACATTGGCTATAGAACAAAACAAATTAGATTTGGCAGCACTAAAAGACAAAAATGCTACAGAAGCCGCAAGAGTTACCGCTGCAAACAACACTATATTCCGTACATTGCAGGTTAGAGAACAGATCGCCAAAGAAGCTAATGCGTTAGCCGGTGTAGAGGTGGCAAAAACAGAACTTGAAAACGCAGAACTAATGGGGTTAGAGCCTGAACAGGTAGCAGCCTTACAAGAAAAATTTGATAAAGCTGCAGCGATGGCTCTCTCCATGACTGAAGATATGATGAACAAGTTTGGTAGGGGTGTTGGCGAAGATGGCAAACCCACAGGTACTAGCTTGTTAGACGCAGAACAGTTTGCAATTCAAGTATTGAGTCAATACGGTATAGAACCAACGATAGAAAAAGATTCGGTAACCAGCACATCGTACAGCGAGTAGATTTATGGGAATACATACACTTAACCTAGAAGATGGTTCGCAGGTACAAGTAGAGGCTCCCAAAGATACATCTTTGGATGAGTTATTGTTGCTAGCTAATAGGCAACAAAGATTTCAAACACCTGAACCAACTAGACGTCGCGATGAAGCTATCGCAAGTAGGTTAGCGGAAACTAAAGCTATACCTATAGAAGAGCCTGTTATAGCTGAAGAAGAAACAGGATTACTAGGTGATCTTGCTTCTGGGTTTGGGGCAGGATTTGTAGGTACAGGTGAAATGGCTGCTCTCGGTGCAGCTACATTACTTGGTGAAGAAAACGAACTTGCAGCCCGAAAGAAAATACAAAGTGTGGCAGATGCCATAAAACCAAGTGGCGGTGACCAAGACGACCTTGGGTATAAAATTGGTAGTGTGTTTGGTTCTATCGCAGGGTTTGCTGCTCCTATAGCGGGTATTGCCGCAGGTATTGCCGCTGCCCCTGTTTCTCTCGGAGCCGCCGCTACTACAGGTATTGCCACTGGTGCAGGTGCGTTGTTAGGTGTAGGCACAGCCGCAGGTGAAGCCAGTGAACGCGCTCGTGCTGGAGGTGCAACACAAGAACAGCGTAATCGTGCTATACGGCAAGCCGCACCGTTTGGTTTACTAGAAGTTGCACCACTAGGTCGCTTTATGCGTTCTGTAGATGTTCCTGTAATCGGTAAGTTTATCAAAGACCTTGGCCCTGAAACAGTAGAAACTATCGGGCAAAAGATACAAAACGCAGCTATAACTGGTGGTGGAGAAGCCGCACAAGAAGCTTCCGCAGAGATTGTACAAAACTTAGCAGAGCGTGGGTATAATCCAGAGCGAGCTATATTAGAAGGTACAGGTGAATCTGCGTTGCTAGGTGGTGGTGCAGGTGCTACTATCCAATTCTTTGTTGATGCGTTTACAAACAGCCGCAAAGCAGGTCCAGATGGACAGCCTCTAGCGATTGAAGATATGCGAGATAAACGTATTGAAGATCAACGGCAGGGTTTAGGATCGTTACAGATAGAAGACCAACGTGTACCACAAGCTAGAGCTGCAATAGGTGAAGCTTTAGATGCAGATGGTGCTGTACCGCTTGAGAAAATGCAAAGCATTGTTGCTGAAACTGGGATACCTTTTGCAGAACTTGAGGGTGTTGTATCCGAAGAGATGGGCAAGCGCGGTAGCGACTTAGCTTTACGTGCAAAAGCAGAACTTGATGCAGAAGAAGAATTAAAAAATCGTTTGCAAATAGAAGGGCCAGAAAGCCTAGGTTTGACTTCTGATAGTGAAGGTAATGTACTTACACGAGAACAACGAAACGTTGAAGCTGAAGCTGGTAGAGTTAAAGCTAAAGAAGACGAAGACGCTCGTATGGAAGCTCTTAGAAATGAAGCTTTACCAGAAACAGACGACTCGATTGATAAAACTAAAGCAAAAGTAAAATCGCAGTACCAAATAAGACCAACTGTAGAATTTGACATAAGAAAAGACTTAGAAACAAAATATCCACGTTTAAAGTCAAGTGATTTAGGGTTAAATGCAGAAGAAGGAGGAAAAGCTGATGAACCGATTAAAGGAGCTAAGCCAGACGCAGGTAGAGACGGCGTTCGACCTCCTAGCGAAGATGTGGACGGAGCCAACAACATTGACCCTGCTGGAGATGCCGATGCCAAGAAAGATACCAAAAAATCTGGACCACCTACAGATGGCGGATTGGGAAGCACTAGCGTGGTCTCTGGACTGCCTGATGGAACAAAGAGAGCAAAACCAACTGCATTAGAAGCCGCAGGAGTTAAACTTGTAGAGACATCAGTACCTAACGAACAATATCTTGCAGATAAGAACAAAGCTGCAGCTAAGAGTAGGAAGGCTGCAAAGAAAGATACTTATGAAAGTAACATAGGAAGACCTGCAACAGTTTCGGCATACTTTGAAGACGCTGATGGCAACCGTACTGTTAATTTAAACCCTGAGATACTGGCAAACGTAAAAGGCGCATTAGGCGAAGAGGCTACACGCGGTACAGGTGTGAAAGCAGATAGACTACGTAAGAGTATAGAAAAAGATGGGTACGACTCGAAGCTAGGCGCTATACTGGTTGAAGTGCGTGAAGATGGTACTCCATTTATTGTTGAAGGTAATAATAGACTTGCCGAAGCAATTAGTAGTGGTAGAGAAAGTATACCTGTTGAGATAAAATATATTCGTGGTGGAGAAAAAGCTAAAGGTATCTTAGACCCTATGGAAGTAGGGATAGAGATGTACATAGAAGAAAAACTACGTGAACCAAAATCAGAAGCTAAACCAAAAGATAAACCAAAAGATAAGGACGTACGAAAAGTTATGCCTGTACTTGGTAAAAAGGGTACGGCACTTGCTCCTGAAGATAAAGCAAAAGACGTTAAAGATAAACCTAAACAGACTACTGCTAAACAAAGAGCAGAGAGTGCTGAATCGCAGAAAGAAAAAGTTGCAGCACGCAAGTCTGAATCTAAAGAACTCAATGCAAAACAGGCGGCTGTATACACACGTAAGTCTGTTAATGTACAACGTATGGGTAAGGACTTAGATGCTGAAGTTACTATAGATGAGTTTGATAACGCCGCTAAGAAAGCTGTACTTTCCGAAATGGATAAGACACGTACCAAAGGTACGCCAGTTACAAATGCAATACAAAGATACTTTGGGCAGTTCCCCACGTTTGATTCCGCATTAACACAAGCTATAGAAGATGTTGCTAGCGGAGAAACACGTACTGCTGATAGTAACGACTTATCAGGAGACCTACCACAACAGGTAATGCAACGTGAGTTTTACTTAGCTGACCCTAGCAACAACTTACCTTCTATGGGTAAAATATCTGGTGCTAAAGTTCTAAAATGGTTTGGTGTGGATGTTACTAAGGCAGGTGCTGTAAGAGTTTTACCAGATGGTAAAGGGTCTAAAAACCTAAAAAGTTACATTGAGACAGAGTTAAACTCGGCTATAACTGCGTATGCGAATATAAACAACAGACAAAAAGCTAGTATCAAACAGCAAGAACAACAACGTAGAAACCTTAAAGCAGAAAAAGTTGCGGCAGAAGCTGAACGAGATAACGCAATAAACAAAGTGTTTAAACTACCTGCAGAGCTAGTCATAGACTTACCGCTACGACCACAAGTACGTAAAGCTCTACTAGCAGGTAAACTACAAGATGCGTTGGTTGGGTTGCAGGCCACTGCAGGGTCTCGCGCTACATCTAAACTAGCCAAAACATTTGCAGAAAATGTAGGTAACACAAAGCTTGTAATTAAGAAGAACCTAAAGACTGACGATGGGTCTACAAAATTAGCAGGTTATTTTGATCCAAAAACTAACACGATAGCGTTAGACGCAGAAGCTGGTATCAACACGCACGCACTACTTCACGAGATGTTCCACGCGGTTACTTCTGCTACAATAGCTAACAAGTCACACCCACTAACTAAAAAGCTCACTAAAATATTTGAAGGTGTTAAAGAGCAGTTGGCTGGAGAGTACGGCCTAACCAGTTTAGATGAGTTTGTTGCAGAATATCAAGCTAACCCTGAGTTTTCAAATCAACTAAAAACAACTACTGTTAACGGCAGAAACCCGTGGATGCAGTTGATTCGAGCCTTGGCTAACTTTGTGCGTACGAAGATGGGTATTGCAACAGTACCTGAGACTTCTACATTTGATGCAGTTGACAAACTGGTACAAGAAATAATTGCACCTACATACGATGGGCGTGCAGCTACTAAAATATACATGGAAGCTTCAACCCCTGCAGGGGCGGCTAAGTTAGTAAATAAACTTGGTGCGCCTAACGCGACTAAGGCCACCACTAAAAAAGAAATCTATGATTATGTACAAGAAGGTAAATCATGGATGGTTAGTAAAACACCTAACAAAGCAAAAGATGTCTGGTTAAAATTACAACCTGTTAACATCTTAGGAGCATTAGCGGAACCAAGTATACCCGGGGCAACGGGTCTTAACACTATAATAAATAATATGAGTTCGTCTTTGCGTAGGCGCAATGCTTCCTTAGACCCTGTAGTTAATAAACTACGCAATTACAGAAAACGTGAAGCAAAAAAGTTTCTAACTTTGCAATCAATGGTTCCAACTGCTACATACAACCGTATTGATCCGAGAGAAGCAGACTTTAACAAAGCTTATGGGTACAAAGAAGGTGATGAAGCATATAACATAAAAAATGCAAAGGCAGTTCATGCGGAACTAAGAAGGCAATACAAAGCATTAGGTAAAGAAGGACAAGACTTATATAAGACTGTTACTAACGTTTTTGAATTTGCTCTAAAAGATATTATGGATTCGGTAGACGCTAGACTTAATGCAACTGTTCAAGACCCACAGCTACAAAAGAAAGCTAGGGATAAGATAGCAGAACTTCTAAACATGGAACGTGGAGTTATTAAACCTTTTGCTCCACTAACTCGTACGGGTAATTATAGGTTACAATACACTGCTGTAGACCCTGTAACGGGTAACCCAGAAATGTTTGTAGAGTATTTTAGAACTGTAAGATCAAGAGAAAAAGCTAAGAAAAACCTTAAAGAATATAACGATGCGTGGATTGCAAAAAATCCTAACAACAAAAAAGTTCGTTCGCAGATAGAAATGCCTTGGGTAGAGGGAACTAAAGATAGTGTGTTTGATTACAGTAAAGCACCATCGGGTTCTTTTATCTACAATGTGTTAAAAACCCTTGAAAGCCAAGGAATAGATAAAGCTACCCAACAACTTATTGTTGACCTCGCACTAGACAGTATGCCTGAACGTTCTTTCATGCAAGGTCTTCGCAACCGTAAAAACATTAGAGGTTTCTTAGGGGATATAACTCCAACAGGTTTAGCAGAAACATCTTATGACCTAATAGATACTGTAGAAAGTAAAGGTCGTGACTATAACCGCCAACTTGTACAAATGGAATTTGGTGCAAAACTAGAAGCGTTTAAACGTGATGTTTTAGACCCTGTTGAGGGCAAGACTATGGATGACATTACAAAATTATATAAAGATAACATATCTAAAATTGTTAACTTTGCACAACGCCCTAATGTACCAAGGTGGTCACAGACTTTAACAGCAGGTGGGTACGCATGGACTATGGGTTGGAACCTATCTTCAGCGGCTATTACTACGTTCGATGTGTTTATGAGTACAGCACCTAGATTAATGGGTAAATATGGCGATAAAGCTACATTCAAAGCTATGGGTAAAGCCACATCTATACTAGCACGAAGTCCTAAAACTAAAATGGTAGCAGTTATGCAACCAGACGGTACAATGGCAAAAGAAAAAGTTAACACTGGCAAAGCGGGTTTCTCTATCGGTAACTATGATTATACCGACCCTAACTTACCATCAGAACTAAAAGACATAGAAGTGTTGGCGGACATAGCTGAAGACAGCGCACAGATAAACCAGTCTTTAAACCAAGAAGAACTGGATATGGGTAACGCAAAAGATGCAGTAGAGAAAATAAATTCTTGGACAAGTTTCTTGTTCCACCATGCAGAACGTTACAACCGCGAAGTTGCTATGACATCTACATACATGTTAGAATTAGATCGCCTACGTGCAAACAATGCCGGTAAACCGCTTAGTCTTACACAAAAACAAGATGCGGCTAGAATGGCAGTTAGTGAAACAGAGTTTACCCTTGGTGCTACAGCATCAGCAGGTCGTCCTGTCATGGCTCAATCGGGTTTAGGTAACGTAGCAATGTTGTTCAAACGTTTTGCTATAAGTAAATATCACATGATGGCGACTATGACGAACGACGCTTTTCAAGCAGGTGGTGATGCACAAACAAAAGAGAACAGGCGTATTGCTCAAGGGCAGTTAGGGCGGTTCTTTGTAACCACTGGATTATTTGCAGGTCTTGCAGGTATGCCATTGATGGGTGCAATCGGGGCTATATATGACTTGTTTGTAGATGATGACGAAGATGATTTTGATGCTATGTTGCGTAAATCTGTTGGCGAAGGTATATACAAAGGGCTTGTAAATACCGCTTTGGGTGTAGACGTTGCAAGTCGTATTGGTCTAAATAGTTTACTATATCGCCCACCAATTATAGATAAAGATCAAGCCACACTTTGGACTTTATTAGAACAGCTAGGTGGCCCTGTTGTGGGTATCTATTTAAGTGCTGAACGTGGTATTGATCTTATTGGAGAAGGTGATGTACTTAAAGGTGTAGAAGCTATGGCTCCTGCCGCAGTTAGAAACGTAATAAAAGGCGGCAAACAATTAGCCACGGGTGAAGTTACTACGCGTAGAGGTAATGCTGTTGTTGAAGATATAGGTATTGCACAGGTACTAGGGCAGTTTGCTGGGTTTGCTAACGCCGACCTCATAAAACAATATGAGATAAACAAGAACGAACGCCGGAAGAGTGGTTATCTAAGCAAAAAACGAACTAAACTCTTACGTCGAGCGAATATTGCCGCGGCAAATAATGATAGAGAAGCTTATAAATCTGCATTAAAGGCCATAAGGAAGTATAATAAGGGTCTCTCTGGTGCCGCTCGTGCCAAAAACATCATACTATCGGACACCATCAAGAAATCTCGTAGGGCATTTAACATCCGTTCAGGCAAAATGGTAGGTGGAATAGAGTATACTCCAATGATGCGCCGTAGTTTAGAAGAGTATGATCAAGGCGTTCAACTGTTCAAATAAAAAACCCCCGACGTTGCAGTGCGAAACCTAGCCAGTCGGGGGAGTTCAGAACGGAGAACGACAAGTTGTCCAAACTTGTCATGGGTAGACTATCACACTATTCTCCAAATGCGAACCCCAAACATTTCATTTTCTATGCAAACGCGTACAGCTACTTGCCACGATTTGTCTTTTGCAATCTTTTCCATCTGTTGTTTGGCCTTCTCAGTGTTAACACAAGGTATAAAAACAGACGCACCTATAACCATATCTTCCCACGACACGGTAACTTTTATTTTATCGGGGTCGAGATCATCAATCTTCAGAGGTTTCTGATACACCTGTAAACCCTTCTAACTTAACTGCCAACACCCAGATAGGCGGCAGGTTAAAATTAGTACCCTTACTCAAACGCATCTTTAGTTTTTTACCCCCCAACTCTTTTTGCATACCTTCTACAGCACTAACATAATCTAACTTTTGCTCACCAAGCCAAGACTTAAACACTTTCGGCACTATGTATAACATGTGAGTATCTGTTTCATATCGCGCTACAAACATACCGCGTGGGTTTTGTTCTGGTATAACCATAGGAGCTACACCATCTGTAGAATGCGCAGTTTCTGTACTCTTAATTTTAAGTATGCTACCCCAATGTTCTGTAGTAAATTCTGTTACCAAAGTCTGAATAGACGCAGTGCTGTCGTCTACAAATGCTTTAGTAATTCTTAGTTGTGACACTATCCACTTAAACAATTTCTTCAGGTCGTAGTCTATTATACCTGCACGCTTTGCGGCTAATGCCCCTGCCAGTATCGCGGAACAACCCCCAGACCAAAAACGATTCTTCTGGTTTAACCCTGCGGCTTTATCTAGCTTTACCTTTATACTTTCGTAGTCTGCCCTAATCGTGTCCTTGTTTTGAATTACGTACTGCACAAACTCAACCCCGTAATGACCGTAATTGTCTTGTATATCTGCAAACAGTTTAGCCCCTGTAAGCAGATCGACCTCTACCAAATTCATCTCGTCTACGCGCAATTCTAACAACCGTTGCATCTCAGCTTTAGTATTGCCTTTTGCCATAGCCATCTGTGCATACATACTGACGTTACCAGAAGATACAGCTATGAGCCTCCAAGGCTTGCCCCTAACACGTTCGTAGTTGCCCCCACCTGCCATACGATTTTTCTGCTTCCCTTCAGACAACTGATATGCGTAGTCCGAGGCGTGTCTGCCAAGAATATTTGTCATCTCGTCCGTATTAAGAAGCATGTTGTGCATAACTTCAGCTACGTTCATACGAGAGTTAGCTGTATCAGCCTTAGTGCCTGTTAGTTTAAACGGGTCACCAAATATAGAAGTACCTGTATACATAGCGGTTGTTTTACCACCACCTGTATCTCCAAACAGATGTATACCTAGACCATATAAACCTGTTAAGGGCATAAGAATTGTGCCGAACCCTGCGCATACAGTAAACTGTTGTAGTTCCATCCCGTCTTGATCGTAAAAATCTATTATTTCTTTGTTACGTTCCCTAGTACCTGCGGTCTTAAACCTGTCTATATACCCTGATGTTTTTGCAGAGGGGGGATTATAACCTATCGAGTGAGCGCTAATGAGTTGGTCACCTAACACAAACTCGTCCATTTTCTTGTCGTCAACCCACCCAAACTGTTGATGTGCTTGACTGGCTGTAGTGGTTTGTTGAAGCTCGTTAATCCACGCGGCTGTGTATGACATTAGTTTATCTATATCCTTCCCAAAAGTAGTTATACCTTGCATAGACATATGCCTACGAAACTCTTCCCGTGCTGTAACCGCAGATAGTGGCACAATAAAATCCCTTATCCCGTCTTTTGGTAAGTGTAACGCAAACGCTATTACTTCACCTAACTCTACATCATGTAACCTGCGTGTCACATAGAAATCATTATGGTATACACAAACCTCTTCTGGGTCACCGTCAGCGTTTGTACCACGTATGTATACACCCCCATTTTGTCCACGAAAGTAAGGCTTTGGAAACACAGGTATTTCTACTGTCTTTGTTGTATCGCCAAAAGTTTCTTCTACTATATTATCTTCTGGAGATGCTTCTGCTATCTCTTTTGTAAGCATAGCAGGTGTAGATATTTTACCATTGTTAGGACACGTATCACATAACTCGTTATGTGTAGAGAACGTACTGCAGAAGTGCGGCCCCCCTGTATCCTGCATCTTCCGCAATGTTCTACTTAAACTGTAGTCGTCATGTTTACTGGACATCAGCTCTGCGCCCTTGTCCCCGTCTGTACACACGTTTGCAATAGATAAACCCGAACGCCACAAATCATGCGATACAGTTTTTTGATTTTCTATTATGTACTTTATCTGCGCACAACCCGTACCTTTGGCAGTCTTTATTAGTAAACGTTTGAAGCTACCTCTTTGATTCTCATTTATAGCATCTAAGAACGCGCTTGTGCTGTTAGCTTTGTACTTCGTTGGAACTGGTATCAGGTCGCCGCCTAATAAATCAGAAAAAACATCAAAAGAAATAGTCCTAGGTTCTTCAACACCATAAAACGTTACGGGTATAGGTGGAGTACCTTTATGATTATGCGTAGATGGTATCCGCAAAACTCGTGCTACGTCTGACGTAACAGATGGATCAGCTTCAAACCCGTCTTCTTTGCATAGTTGTTTGAGGCGTTCAGCTACCGGTAGCCAATCGTCCTTACATACCAACTCAGACAAAATCCAGTAGACGTGTACACCACGCCCCGAGTTAACAAGTGTAGGGTTAGGTAGTTTATGTCGTTTACAGAAAGCACGTAGCTCTACAATAGCAGTTTCTTGGTCGGGGAACTCTTTACCTTCACCACAATCTAGGTCTAGGAAAAAAGATTTCATGCCACGCACGTTATCTGCTTTGCGAGACCCTGCTGTCTCTAACGTAGCCAATGCAAAATACACGTCGTGTCCGTTGGCATCGTAATCATATGCGGCATCTAAAACATCACTTACATTGTTGTAGAAACTTTGTTTAGGCGCACCGCCTTTAGTTGCAAAAACGCAGTAATGGCCTTCGTCTGCTAATAATAATTCTAAAAAGTTTTTTGTTTTCATTGTCACCACTCGTCATAATAAAGTTAACCACGGCTAAACAAATAGCCGTGGCAGGGATAGTTTAGTCGTCCCAATTATCTATGATCGAACCTAAGTCTCCGTCGTCAGAAGGTGGCACAGCCGCCGCTTTTTTAGCGGTTCTTTTTACTGGCTCTTCGTCAAACCCGTCATCTGCGGGAGCTTCATCTAACACGTTATTGCTCTTCACAGCTTTAGGTGTTGATGCAAAAGGATTAGCGTCTTCCATAACAAAGCCACCATCTACAGCACCAAACGGATTACGTACTTCCATAGGAACATACTTAATAACCTGTACAGCTTTTAGTCGTAGCGACACACTTTGTTTACCACCAAAGTCATAAGGTATCAACTGCACAGCTACACTTACTGTACTACCTGTTGTTAATTGAAAATCTTCTGGCAATGGTGTGCCTTGTGAATCCACTTGGAGTGGTTTGTTAGTGACTTCACCTTTATAAGCACCTTTTAGGTTTGCTTTGTGAGTGTATGTACCGTTGTCATCTTTAACAAACGGGTTAACTAACTTGTCTGCCCATTTAGGCTCTTTGTTAGCATCATACGCGGCCTTCATCTGCATAAATAACGCTTTAGCTGTCGCGCTATCCATACGAAATGCAATAGAAAACTCTGCATTCTGGTCTCTTGGACTACAAGGCACACTACGTTTTACGCTTTGATCGAACGTATACGTCTTGTCGATCTTAGGCCATAATGCTTCTACGTTTTCAATAATGTAAGTTTCTGCCATGTTGTTCTCCTTCTGGCTTGTTATACGTCGTCGTCAGCGTTGAAATCAAAATCAAGCTGAGTTTCGGTTGGTTCCTCGTGTACATCTTGTATTGCTTTAGTTAGTTCTTCTGTAACTGAGGTTTTGTTAAACCGGTAAGTATTACCGATCTTTATATACGTGGATTTAGGGATATGCCCCTGCCTAACCCACGCTCGGATTGTAGAAATTGACACTGCAAAATGCTTTGACAACTCCTCTATCTGCACAAATGGTTCTTCATTCATCATTTTTTCCTAACTGATATTACATGTTCTGTATCGACGTTAAGACCTTTCGGCATCACGTCAGGATTTTCCTCCAAGAACTGTTTTACATTAGTCTGGTTCAAACGACGATCCAAAAATTCGGGCATGTCATGTTCTTTTATGAACGAGTACATGGATTCCCAATCTCCAGTCCAATATTTTGTTTTAGTAGACCTAAAAAACAAACCTTCAGAGGTTCTTACGCTTTCTACATTATGTGCATCGCAATAATCTAGTAACGCTTTCTTCAAAGTGTCTAGTTGGCGTACCAACTTTCCATCTTTTTCTTTGTAATCTGCAGACAGTAAGGCTCTTTCTGCTCTTATCTTTATATAAGCCTTAGTAAGTTTGTCTGCAGGGACTTCGGTGTTATCACTCATTTTATGTTCTCCTGCTCTAACGAGAATTACACTTTAGTACCTAGTAATACGCTAGTCAAGTAGTTCTTTGTATAAATCTATCATTTTTGTGTGTACATCAATTCTATTGTCAAGAAGTGCGTAAACACGCTTTTCCGCGGCAGAACCTTGCAACTGTACAACAGTACAGGGATGCTTCTGTCCAGACCTATGAACCCGTGCGTTTGCTTGAGCATAAGTTTCTAACGAAGGCGTTGGCCCCCACCAGACTACTGTGTTAGCTGCTGTTAACGTAACACCATGTGCCGCAGACTGCGGTTGTATAACTAAAACTCTTGGGTCGCTCGTTGTTTGAAACCGTTTAAATATGTCTGTGCGTTTAGCTACAGGTACATCGCCACGAATAACGTCAGTAGTAATCCCGTCACTACGTAACTTATCTGTTAGTATGTCAATGGTATGTTTGAAAGGTACGAAAACAAGCACTTTTTGGCTACTTTCGTCTATTACTTCTCGTAACACCTTATACCTATGCTTTATATCAAACTCTAAGGTATCACCTTCATCGGTGTATACAGCCCCTGCTGATATTTGTAATAACTTGTTCATAACAACAGCGGCGTTAACTGCAGATACTTCATCTTCTTGTATCTTCATTGTGAGTTTTTTCTTCAACATGTTGTAGTATTTCTGTTGTTGTCTTGTTAACTCTACCTTACGCTTCACATATGTCATGTCAGGAAGGTCAAGACACTCTTCCTTTGTAAATCTTATGGCAGGTTGTAACACGTTAAACACAAGGTCAGTAGCTTCAGGTTTAACCACCCACCTAAACTGAGTTATCTTACGCATGACCATATCACGAAACGAACCAAAGAACCTCGGTACAGTCGTAGGGTCAATAAGTTTTGCCAATCCGTACGCATCTAACGGAGATTGTGCGGCAGGTGTACCAGTCATCATCCACAGCCATGTATCTTCATTAACGAGTTTGTTTAATATTTTCCAACGTTTAGACTGAGCGTTCTTGTAGTGCGTTGCTTCGTCTACAATAATTAAATCAAAACCGCCTTTGGCTATCTCTTCCGATACAATCTCTACTCCATCATAGTTTATTATAACAAAGTCCGCGCCTTGCCCTATGATGGCTTTACGTTTCTTTGATACACCATGCGCTATATCCACAGTGCGGTGCGGTGCAAAAGTAAATAAATCTTCACGCCATGCTGAATCCATAATAGACAGTGGGCATATAACCAAAGCACGTTTTATCTTGCCCTGTTTCATCAGATAATCCGTAGCCCAGATAGCACTAGCCGTTTTACCTGTACCCTGTTCGTTGAAGCAAAAACCTTTCCGGTTCATAGTTAAGAACGCGGCTGTTTTCTTTTGGTGGGCAAACGGATCATACTTACCCGTCCAAGTATATTGTCCATGTATGGGGGAAGGCACATCAATATTAAGTGCGTGCAGTGCGTGCATCTCGTCGATACCCCAATTAACTAACACTTCGTTATCGCGTACAGCTTTACTCTTTGGGACTGTTTTAGTGACACGGTTTGGATTGCGTAGCTTTAATAGCAACGCCTTGTCTTCTATAATTCGCACTTAGTTCTCCTTTCGGGCAGTTGCCCGAACTATTTTTTCTTCTTTTTATAGTTACGTGCGCGGTTCTTACTTGAACTTTCTATACGTATACCATCTTTGTTAGACCCACCCTTGGACAAGGCTTTCTTGTGACTAACATCTTTACCTTCACGTTTGTCGGCTTTACCGTTTTTGTTTTTATCTACACCATTCTTATCTACCTTACGTCTGGCGCGTTGCCGTTCCATACGTGCCTCAAACGCCTTACTACCTACAGGTGCATTCTTTTGTTTCTTACGATCTTTGGGATTTTTATATGGCATTAATTTGCTCCATTGTGAACACATTCAATTACAGGGCAGTGTCGTCTGCATAAGCCGTTAGGCCGTGCGTTCCACACATCGTTTTCAGCCGCGGCCTTCATCTGGTCGTACTTACTTAACCATTTCCCCCACAGCTTATGGCTATCATACTCCATGTATGTGTCTTTTACCAAGTCATTACATACAACAAAAAATAACCCTGCACGTACAGTCTTAATTTGGGGGTACTTAGCAAACAAACCCAACGCCATTAACTCTAGCTGTCCTTTGTCTGCATACTTAGAAGACTTGCCTGTCTTGTAATCTACTACCCATGCGAGATCACCGTCCAGTATAACTAAGTCAGCGATACCACGAAACCAAACATCTTTGGCGTAGAAATCACATGCTTCTAAATCAGAGTTTATACCTAGTTTTATTTCGCATAGTTTTTCGCCTGTGCGGTTTTTCAGCGATACCAGTGCCTCTTCCGCAAAGCTAAACTTCTTAGGTAGAGGAGTGTCCTTACCAATAAAATCTTCTGCGGCTTTGTGAAAAGCTGTTCCATACAGGGTAGCATCTGTCTCTTTAAACGGGAACTCTTTGAGTATCTTGTCATGGTAGAATTGCTTGGGGCATTGCTCAAATGCTTTAATCTTACTGAAAGACCACGGTGCTACTTTTGTCACTCACATTCTCCATATGATTTGCCTGTGCCACTCTCACAGGTTATAGGTAAACCTTTTGCCCAATCAGGCGTTTGGCTCATACACTCTTCCATGTACGCTTGTGCTTCAACCAACTCTTCGTCAGGAACACAGGTAATAATCGAGTCATGTACAGTTAACACAGCCTTGTACCTCTTGGCAAGGAGTATCATTTGATGCCCTATGATACAGCGAGCTATAGCTTGGCATACGTTCTCCACAACCTTACCCCCGTATATACGGTTCGGGCCTTTTCTTGTTCGGTATGTATACTCATACCCGCGCTCTCCGCGTTCAGCCGCCAAGCCATGATAAAACATAGGTAGACCATTAGGTAAAATGATAGCGTTCTTGCGTGCGTCTACTTGCAAGACACCTTCTTTGCCAAACTGTATGCTATCTCCGCGTGCCATGTACTGCACCATGTTGTTAGCGTCACGCCATAACTGGCTTATAGCTCCATTAGTGCCACGATATATTTCTATGATACGGCGTGCTTCATCAAGCTCAATGTAAACACCAAACCCTTGTAACTGCGCTTGGAACTTTACAGCCCCCATGCCGTACCCTGCACCCAGAATTGTAGTCTTACCCACAAACCTTTGATCTTTGGTAACGTTCTTAACTGAAACTGAGTATATGCTAGACGCCATATATTTGTACACGTCTTCACCTGCCGCGAACTGTGCAACTAAATCGGTTTGCCCTGCCAACCATGCAAGCACGCGAGCTTCGATCTGAGAACTATCGCAATCAATCAGCGTGTGTCCTTCGGGTGCTACTATACTACTCTTTAACTTCTTACCATTCGCACCACGGCTAGGTAGGTTTTGTAGATTGATCTTATCTGAACCACCCCAACGTCCGGTGTGCGCGGCATAATATTTTACAGGTACGGGTAGAAGCCCACGCTGGGATATGTCTATAAACCTCTGTGTACGTGTCTCTTCAAGACTAGACTTGTTACCCAGACGTGCTTCTACTAAAGACTTTACCTTTGGGTTTTCGTGTTCGAGTAATGCTTTAAATCCTTCGTCTGACTTTGCAAACGCATGTGTCTCTTTACCTGTGGTTGCGCTTATTTTCATGGGAGGTTCTACGCCAAGCCCTTTAAGTAGTTCAGCGAACTTGGGGTTGGACATCAGGTCTTTTTTATCATCAATACCTGCATCTACTAACAACTTATCCTTACGTGCTTTAACGTCACTAAGGTGTGATATTAGTAGGTCATCATCTAACTCTAACGTTGGTTGTGTAAACATGCGTAGTGTCAGGTCAATCAAACGTAATTCAGATTTGGGAAAGTTACGTGCCATTATACTAAACAGCTTATAGGTTAACTCTACATCATTGATACAGTAATCCCCGTACGCACTTAGTTCTTCGGGTGTAAAATCTGCACGTTGCTTTCCGAGTGCGTCGAGAACTTCTGTCCCCTTCTTACCGATCTTATACCTTTCAGCAAGCGATGCGAGGTTTGAACGAGCTTCCACCCCGTGTAAAGCACGGGCAATACACAAAGTATCGGTATACATGCGAGGGCGAATATTATAACGCCAATCAAGAATAGCACCATCGAACATAGTGTTATGACAAAGTAACATAGACGTATCCCAAGGGAACGTGTTGAGGTATTTCTTGATCTGTTCATGCGTACCACTAGCCCACTCCGTTTTTCCGTTGTTAAGTCTTACGCTTACGCCCACGGTCTCAAAACGAGGGTCACGGACATAAGCTTCAGTAGTTATCTTACTTAAAGAATAATCTTTATCGTAATAGGTTTCAAAATCCAGTGTGATTAAATCCATGTTTAGCGTTTACCTGCAATCTCACCACCACATGCCATGTACCCTGCACCATCGACCCAGTTGTCAGGGTGTTTAGGGTTTGATCTAATACGCGCTACTTTTAATAACGCCATCATAGCACCCACGTCATATGCCACTATACGCCTATCTAAATACGTTGACCAAAAATCTGCAATCATCTCAAAGTTATCTTCCATATCCCCGTGATCAGATGCACGATCTTTAGTCACGTATTCTTTAGCAGTGTCTAAGATGTCACCACGTTTAGGCGACTTTGGTGCTTCCAGTATTTCTTTGGGCGTACCTGTCTTACGCATAAGCGATGCAACATACGTAACGTGCGCACCAGATGCGTTAGCTACCTCTCTGTTTGTAGCTGATGGGTTTGCTATTTTATAAGCCCAGATTTTATCTGCTTTTGATTTTTTCATGTTGTTCTCCTATTCATCTTCAAAGATTTCGTTACCTAGTTCTATCGGTAACTCTATGGTTGTTATTTTAAAATCACATTTAGTACACGCACGCCTACGTCTTACTGTTGGAAAGCCATAAGCAAAGTGTGGACGTGAATCTATTACTTCTAACTTCCTAACACAGTGAGGGCAGTGACTAACGGATAGAGACATAAGGTCTTTTCTTATTTGCTTTGCCTCCTTTAGACCCACCTTCTTGGCTTGCACCGAGGGGTCTAATAGGTCTTTGTCTCGCACGTAGTGCAGAGTTATCTGCCATATCTTTTTTTATTTGTTTCTCCCACTTTATTCGATAGTTGTCTTCGGCTTCTTCACGCGTCATGTATGTGATCTCCTTTAATTTAATGCCCATACGCAGAGTATAGGACTAGCCGTACGTGGCCTAGTCGGTATGGTCACAGGTCTTGAAAGGTTTCTGCTGAATTACAAACAGAAATTGGAGTGTCCTGCCCATACTGCTGAGGTTTATGCGAACTATGTCAATCGCGCCCACTCACAGCTTGGGGTATTACGTTGGTATTGTTACAGATAGTTACCCATTTATCCATTTGCAGAGACAGTTGGTGTACGTTTTCTTCGTGTACGACTAAGTCAAACCCACCTGCTTCGTTGATCTCTTTCAAGTTTTTCTCTTGCAGAGGTGTAGGCGTATTCTTGCCTGCTTTGCATTCAAGTCCAAAGAATAATCCTTGGTAACATGCTATGATGTCGGGTACACCGCTTTTGCCGTAGCCACCAGTGGCAGGAAAGAAATAGTAAGCACCTATATCTTTCAGATGTTTTACAGCGGTCTTTTTAACTTTTGCTTCTGGGGTCATAGTAATTCTCCGTTGATACCAGTTTCGGGCAGTTGCCCGAAAGGTTATTTATATATCCAGTAAGTGTACTGGCCTAGCCTACTACCCACACCATCCACATCGTTTAGTGGAGGTGGTAGGTCTAACATCATAAGCATCGACAGCTTAGTTTGTATCCATTCGGGTAGCTCGTCTACAGAATTGTAGTGATGCAAAACATCCGAGTCAACCCTGTCGATACCTATTGATGATACATTGACGTGTTTAGTATGCTTATGTATCTGTACGTGATACGTTATATCGCCAAGCACACTCACGTAGTAGGTTCTTCTGGGTAGAAGTAGAACATAGTGTCGTCAACCTTGTAGCCAACGTCTTCAACAAACTGCCCGTCTTCACACATAGCCATAACTGCAATCTTACCTAAGATACTTTCGGGTAGTGTTTCCGCGAGGTACATATCTTTACCCGATACCCTATCCGCTACCGGTTTGTTATCAGACCATGAGGTATACGCATTCACGTTAACAAGTTTTACTACGTCAGCACGTAACTCTTCGCGTGGGTTTTTGTATATACGCACAAAGTCCATAGGGCGTGGGTTGTTTCTTGAGTGTTTGTTGTACTGATCTTTCAAGTGCGATAGCTTACTTATGTTCTCGTGAAGCTCTGGTTGTCTGAACACGTAACCATTTTTTACTAATGTTATAAGCTCCAAACCCAGTTCGGTATTTGTCCTATCTACCAACCCAATGTTTCGTCGCACCTCCATGTACGCTTCATCAGCTTCACGGGATAACCTTGCAAAATCTCGTTTGGGTTGCCTTGCCAATGCACAACCCGTTTCCTCCGAGGTATACCGTATCAAGTTGGCCTTACAGTTCTTGATAGCTTTATCTAAACGTAGTGCTGAACGCATGAAGTATTCATCTGTCCCTTCGACGTGTCGCATGTTACGTATGTTTCTTGCATATACTACATACTTATCAGCACCACTTATTGTAGACTGAAAGTCTCCATAGCCAATCCAACCAAGCACCATCTGTTCACCTTCAATGTATACGTATGCTGTGTTTGCAGTACGGTGCATAGTCTTGATGTGGTTGTTCTCGATAGCCGTTCGAAATTCTACAAGTTCTGGTTTTCCCTGAGTAGGCTGATTATACCTACGCGAACGTTCGACGTACTCTTCACTCTCCACTGTAGCTTCCGCTACTGTCTTATGTTTATAACCCATTGTTTTAACCTTTCACTGTTGATAAGAAACCGCATGTGCGATTGATTTTATGGTTGAATGCAGACATTATTCTTGCCTGTATCTCTTTGTCGTCTAAGCCCTGTTCTTCACCCATACGTAGGGTATGCTCCATGTAATCTGATAATATACCATACGCTAAGTGCAGACGTAGTGGGTGTTGTTCATCTTTTACAATCTCGCGTGTGATTGTAGGGTGATCAAGAAAGATACTTAGTAAACTCCAAGCATAGTAATGAGGGTTACCCATTCTATCCGCTACGTATTCTTTGGTCTCGTTACGCATACGTTGTTCGTACTCGTACGTATCTTTTGGTAACATCGGATACATAGTCATACCCCATTCACGGAACTTAACTATGTGATCTTTCAAAGAAGCCTTTGCTTTCTTGTCCACTACTTGTCTAGGTGGTTTGGGTAACGGCTTACCGCCAGTTACTACTTCCCAATCTGGCGCAATTCGACCATCTACTTTTACCAGTTTAAACGTAACAGCACACCCATCATCACGGTATGTACATTCCTTCACGTAAGATTGCCACCAACTTCCATAACCACTATCGTCAGGTTTTCTGGTGTAATCATCTTTGGTGATTGAGCTACCTTTTGCGAGATACACTCCATTAACAAACTGTTTACCATTGGATATATTAAAGTACATACCACTAGGTGTATTACGTCTTATGAACGAGTACCTACCATTGTGTAGACCTTGGCCTGTACCATTACGAAACTTGACAGTTTCTGTACCGTCCTTGTGTCTACGCCACACGATAGGAGCTAACCTAATAAGCTCTTTCTCGGTTATGTTTATCGCGGTGTCTTTATTAAGAAACCACCAACGAAACACATCATCACCGCTGTAGTACCCGTCCATCATCACGTAGCAATTACGATTGATCTTTTTAATACGTTCGTGTTTTCGTTTGCGATCTCCGATGGGTCGAATGTCTTGTTCGCGTGGGTGACACTTTGATACCAGTGGTTTGATACTGTCGTAGTGTGCCTCCACTTCCGCGAAAGATTTAAAATTTGTGTATACCATAGTCATAGTTATTCTCCATTTGTTGTTCGGGCAGATGCCCGAAAGTTTATTGACGTATTTGTCAGGTTGTTTATAAGGGGCAAGCAAGATGAGTATCTGTTTAAACCGCACACGGGCAGTCTGTTGTTTCGATACTTATCTTGCGCGATTGCCCCCTAAGTTTTTAGGTCTTAACCGTGGCTTCAAACCACCAGATATAAGACTCGTCTTTACGCAACTTGCCATGCTGTCTTTGTACGTGGCGTATATTGCAGGGTACATTTCATCACTTGCTTGGATACATGTGTGGTAATCTTTGTACACGTATTCCTTTGTGATAAACACACCGCTGTCAGGTATGACTGCGTAAGATATTATGAGCATGTGCCAGAAGGTCATTCTTCCCTCCGAAACTTACCATCATCATCTAGCTCGGGCATGTAGGTACGACGCTGTAGCTTTTTGAGTTCTTCACCCTTGAGGGGACGACGACCAAATGTTTTGTAGAATACATCATCTAACATCTGCTCTAGCTCGTCCACCTCTTGCTCCTGTAGTCCTACTACATAGTTACCAATCTTGCTCATCACAAATCTCCCGAGGATACGTGTAACGCTTTACCATGTGTAGGCTGTGCGCCTTCATTATCGACAATCACCCACAACACAGGGTGATCCCACTCGCCCCAACCGCCATACAAATCACCATCTGTAAACACGATAGACGCTTGTGGATTGATATTGTTTTTCTTCATGTACTCAGGCACACATTCAACACATGTACCGCCGCCACCTACAGGTGTGGTACGTTCTGCCACTGTATGTAGTTCGTGGTTGTCATACCTCTCATACCCAGTCACTTCGGTGTCCCAGTAACTTACGTGTAGTTCTTCTGGCTTGACCGTTTCACAGATACCGACCAATTCACTAATCATTATCTGTTGCTCACGCGCACCGATTGAACCAGACATGTCATTGTGTTCTGCTAAACATGTTACTTGTTCACTGATACCAGTAGGCATGTATATGCCAGAGCTTAGATAGCGTCTGTTTGGTTTCTTCCATGTTGAATAGTCAGACCCTGCACATGTATCTTGCACAAACTCACGCAACACTTCGCGCCAATCCACTTTGGGTTGTAGCAATTCTTCTAGGTCACGGCTACCACCGCTACCCATCTTACCTGCAACCAATGCACCTTGGCGTACTGCTTCGTCGATCTCTCGAGCAAGTTCACGCTGTTCGTCTGCGGTCATTTCTTCCGCACCGTCCCAATCATGCGCATCGAACCCTTGGGGTAGATCACCTACTCCTGTGTTTTCTAAACCAGTTGAATGCTCAGGGGTAGTTCCATCACCATCTTGTGCTTCGTTATCAGGTGAACCCGAACCACCGCCACCCCGGGGTGGTTTTTGTAACTGCTTGTGTAGTTCCCAGAATACCTTGGCGGCATCCCACCCACGATATTTCACATCGTAGCAACCACCTTCGATCATCTCGACCCAACCATTCTCGCTGAACTCGTCCATGATCTTCACGTTGATTACATAATCACACGCGATGTTAGCCAACTGTGGGTGTATTCTGTACAGGTGTTGCCACGTTGTCAGATGTCGATACAGTTTGTGATACACTTCATGTAGCACAAGAAACCTTAGTTGCGCATCGTTTAGCGGTTCAATAAACTTAGCACCATACCACTCGTCACGTCCATTAGTGCAAGCTGTTGGTACTTTATCTTCATTGTATTCGATACTACGATCACCGATCATAATAACACCAGACAACGCATGGGCTTTACCCATGATGTCAACAACGGCTTTCGATAACCGCTGTTCGGGTGTAAGTGTTTTACCTATTGATAACATGTTACTTCCTCCACCACATCATAGCTTTGAACCATTGTGGTTTACGCTTGATGTCTCTTTCCATTTGATTAAGCATTTCGGGCAACCGCCCGAAACCATATGTGTCAGCCTTTGGCTTAGACCTTTCAAGGTCTTCGGACTTTCTATCAGGCGCACCAAACTCGATCTCGTGCTTGGCAAACGCTGTATCCACAACTTCACGGAACGTAAGTTCTTCTAGGTCACGCGCCTTAGTTTGTGAGAAACCTTCTAGTTGTTCCTTTGTGTATAACTTACCATAGGGTATACCCTTTGCACTTATACGGTTCATCACAGCCGAGGGTGTTCGACCCAATGCGATTGCGATTTCTTTCGTTGGCGTGCGTGCTTCGCGCATCAATACCAGTTCCGCATCATCTGCGTCAGTCCACGGTTTATATTTACTCATTTCCATTCTCCTATTTCTTGTCTGCGGCAAACATGTAGTTGTTATCCATAGCCCACTTGGTAAATTTCTTGTTAGTCATAACCATAGATTGCTTTGAATACTTAGGCGCACGTACACCATTGGCGAACATACCTTGTGCTTCTGTATCGAGGCGAGGCATGTAATCCATCCACGCATTGACCCACGTACTTTCCAACGCGGCAAGTGTACGATACACAACCATACACACAGCGGCGGCACTATTAGGAACAATCGCATTCATCGGGTCGTCTTTGATAGACTGTAAGCTTGGTAGTTGATCAGCCAGTTTCACAAACGCCATCAAGTCCATCGCACCGCGATCACCGATAGTACCCATCAGTAGAGCCGTAAGTGTCTGGTCGTCGAATTGATCACGTACGTGTAAGATGTCAGAGGCCGCATGTAATGAACGAGGTGTAACAAACGCGGCTCGCTGTTCTTTTGGGTGGAATATGTATGGGTTCTCAGACGGGTCTTTTACATCTTCGAACGCGGCAAACAACTGCGGGTTATCTTTGACCCAACCAAGTATAGTAGGGTCGATATTGTTGTTGATACCCCACTCAATCCAGTCCATATGATCGGTCTTGCGAACAATCACTGTTGATATGCGATTACGTGCATGTGGTTGAAGCAAGTCACCCACACCTTCTGCACCTTTGTTCGTTGTGGCGTACACAATACTGTCAGGGTGTAACTTGATACTACCAACTGTACGTTCTTGCATCACACGTAAGAGTGCGTTCTTAACAGCAGGGTTAGCTTTACCTAGTTCGTCAATCATAATAATGACAGGCTTGCCAAGGTGCGCACCTAGTTCTTCGTTAGGTACAAAGGTAACATAGCCCTTCTCATTCATCACTGCCATGTTAGGTAAGTTCAAGTCACCAAGGTCTTTCGTGGTGCAATCAAAGTAACATGGTACATGGTTAGGAAACATCGCTGATAGTGTGTGCAATGTAGATGATTTGCCACCACCCATGTCACCTTGCATAAGTATAGTACGTTTAGTACCCACTGCGGCGATTGATTTGACACACTGATCAAGGGTTAGTGCGTACATTTGTGTTGCGTTGTGCATAGTCTTTCTCCGTTTGTTGTTCGGGCAACTGCCCGAAAGGTTAAATTACATATCCAAGCTTGGTAGCGCGGCGATTGCTTCTGATAGTTTACTGCGTGTATCTTCACGCAAGCTCGGTGAGTTCTTGATTTGATCAAGGTTTAGTCCATAGAACGCATCTTCTAGTTTTCTGCGCATGGCTTCCATTTGGCTGTCGCCTGTCACGTTACACGTACCCAACATCGATACCAGTTCGATAGCTCGATCAAAGACAGTATCATACAAGCGATTGCCCTTGCCCTCTTCATTAACGTCGAGTTGTCGAACAAGTGTTACGAGGTTATCATGTAACTTGTGCCATAGATCAGACATAGCTGAGTTGATAGCTTGCGTGTAATGCGATTGATATTGGGATTGTATTTGTTCCAAGGCTTCGTTGCCAATGTCAATACGGAAATCACCACTGTCAGGTAGCGGTATGTACGAGACACGAAACCGAAACTTATCTTGCAAAGCTTCACTTGTCGGATACTCGTCACGATTGAACATAGCACCCAACTTGGCTTGCGCTTTGGATACTTCCCATTGGTACGCCTGTAAGAAACTATCAACAAGAGTATGAAACTCTGTTTGTAGTTGGCTCATAACTTCGTTGTACTTGAAGTATTGTTGCGTGGTCAGTAGGCGAGACCCATTGTCCGACCAAGGTAATGTCATACTATAGTGTATGTTGCGTACGTTAGCCGCAAACTTCTGTACTGCGATCAGCTCGTCACAGTTACCTAGTAACTTCTTACGTACATCAGCGATACCTACATCAGCGCCATTCATAGCTGCAATATCGTCGGACGCTTTCATGTCTTTCTTACGTGCTGTCCATACACTAGCATTGAAGTCAACGATCATAGCCGCGGAAGATATACTTGGTGCTTCAGTAATCAACCCTGCGAGTGCTTTTTGTTGTGAGGCAGTATTCTGAGAATTGAGTTCGTCGTGTATCGAGGACGCGATATAGTCTTCAATATCGATCTGCGTATTTTGTTCTGTCATAGTAGTCTCCGTTTGTTGTTCGGGCATCTGCCCGAAAGGGTTTGAAAAGATTCAGGGTGTTCGACCCATACATATAATATACCACAGGTAGCGAGGAATGTCAAGTAATTCAGTTCTGTGGTATATCGCGTTGTTATGTGTATTATTGTGTATTGTCGTGGCAATCACCACATTCATCAAGATCATCTGCTCCTAACGGCTCACCGCATTTGTCACATTTAAAATCTTCACTGTTCCAACCATCGTAATAACCTTTGCTAAACTGTTGGATACGTTGGCGAGAAGCTTCTTCTTTAGCCTTACGCTCGTCGTGGGCTGATTTGATTGGGTGTTGGATTTCACTTACGATGTGGTCAGGGCCACACCAATCATTATCGTGTGCGTGCAAAGTTACACATAGAGTATCATTTTCTATAGTTAAGGTCACTTCTAAATCGCTGTCACCATTGTTAGGTTTGATAGCTATACCCATAGGGCATTTCACTACACTGTAGTTTTCGAATTTCATCACAATCTCCTATCGTGGTTTTTGGTTAAGATACAACAAATCTTCTTTACGAGTGGCGAGTGTATAGCCTTGTTTGGGAAGCGGTACTACGCACCAACTTGCACGTTGGCTTTGCGCCTGATTGTCACCGCAATCTAAACACACTGTGTATCCAAGTTTTGCGCGGCGCACTGAGAATGTATCGCCACAGCAATCGCAAACATTCTTACTCATTCGATCACCTCATTTGTTACAGCTTGCACGGGAGAATGAAGGAGTAAGCTTTGTAGTAGATACTCTTCATTTGTCTGCAATATGGATAAGTTCTCGAGTTGCAGATATTTACTTTCAACCCACCGCTTGGCGGCGATTAGGTTTGGGGCTTCGAAACGTACCTCATTTGAATACGTACGTGTGCTTGAGTTCCAAGCGAAACCTCTGGCTGTTACTGTTTGTTGCATAGTGTATCTCCATGTATTCGGGCAGTTGCCCGAAAGGTTAAAGTTAAATGAAAGATGGAAGTGGTAACGTTGGTATTGGGACTTGGTTGGGCTGTTACCTATCAACCATATAACATATTACCACATATAGTAGGCAATGTCAAGTAATTGGGAATTGTGGTGTCTCGTGGTGATTGGTGCTTTGTGACATCGTGTGACGTTGTGTATGTATGTAACCCATTGATTTTAAAAGAATGTTCCAAAGTTCCTTTGTTCCAAAGGTATATGTCTAAATCTGAGAAGTGGTTTTTAGGGCAGAGACCCTCTCTCTTACTCTCCAAACTTAGGAGTATATATATATAAATATTATTGGAACATTGGAACATTTGTTTGTTTTCAATGACTTACGCCCGATTTGCTTGGAACAAGCTTGGAACATTTGGAACATTTGTTTGTTTTCAATGACTTAGGGGCGTAGCACTACTCTGGGTACTGGTATCAAATGTTTCGGGCAGTTGCCCGAAGTGTAATATGGTGACATCTTATATGCAAACCCCATTGGAACATGACTAAACGTGTTAGGCGCAACACTACTCTGGGAACAGGTATCATAACTTTCGGGCAGTTGCCCGAATAAAAAAAGACCCACCGAAGTGGGTCTAGTGAGGCATTGTGGTGCAATGTAATGACTTGCTATCACATGCAGTATGCAGATGCAACATGTAATGCGTACCGCTGATAGAGAACTGGTATCAAATGTTTCGGGCAGCTGCCCGAATTTTGGACAAAGAAAAACCCCAGAACCGTTTGGCTCTGGGGTTGGTAGTATTATTTGATGTATGTATTTTTGTAGGCGATTAGAGTTGAACATGCCATATCATGTTCAAACGTATCTGGAAATGGTCGGTCGCTTTGTAGTAACTTAATACACTCTGCAATTTTCTTTCCTAGTGTTTCAATCGCCGTCGCTTTGTCATTAGCACCGTTGACCTCTTTGTTATCGGGGTCATTCTTGGCTAGTGTGGCAAAACGTTTTGCAAGGTTTTTCATCTTGGTTGATGGTTTGTCTTGTAATGCTTTGCGTTCTGCTTTTGCCGCTAGAAAATCACCTTTTGTTTTGAAGTCGCCTACTTTTGGTGCAGGCTGTTTTAGTGCCACCTTATCTGCTACGCTCCAAACACCTTGGCCAAAAAATGCAAGACGCTCTTGGTAAGCTTTAGTATGTTCAGCAGGTATTTTAGAACCTGCAGGCAATCCCGCTTTTGCTTTCCAATCGTTAGCACGTATTCCGTTGGTGTACATAGTTTGAATTAGCGGGTTGATAACATCATCTGCCCCTTTTGCCGCTTGGCCTATCTTAACCAACGCGCCTGCTTCGAATGCTCCAATAGTCTCTGCACCTGCACCAAGCTTTTCTAATGCGGTTACTGTAGTCTTAGTTGTTTTAGTAGTCTTTGACATAATATGTTCCTTTCAAGAACCTTGGCTATCCATTGTGGCGTTCCAATAAGTTATTTATGCCATAAGATGTTACACCATTCAACAGGTATACCCATAAAAACAAACAAAACAGCATTAAATACCATTCGGGCAACTGCCCGAAAAACGTTATATCGAAGGCATACCCTACCCCACCCCACCGCTGTCTGTTAACGGGACTCCTATGTACCTATTATTACTAATCTGGATGAATAAAGTTGTATTTTTTGAAAACCCCCCACCCCTTTTTGAAAACCCTTGATAAAAAATTTTTTGTATCCTATTATTACGTTACCGGTTAACAACCTGCGATGTGTTATGACAATGAATCTTACCCCAGAGATGGGTGTACCCTTAGAAGATGAAGTAAAGCAGTTACATCTGCCAGATCGTGCAGTTGCGATGGCTAAAACTGTCGAAGAATTAGAGAAACATGGGCTAGACACCACTCCTGATGAGGGAGATAAGGAAGTCGCCGCTGTTTTGGCTACCGCATTTGCACAAGAACCCGACAAAACGTCCCGAAAAGTGACACACAAGCGTGCAGCAAAGCTAACACCCCCTTCTATTAAGATGACAGGTGCTATAATTGATGAATTTAACCACTCTGTGGTAGAATCTTCGAAGCAATTACGCAATTTAGTGACCAACAAGCTTGTCATGGAGACTGAAAACCCTGATCCTCGTGTACGAATGCGTGCATTAGAGCTTCTAGGTAAGATTTCAGACGTGGGATTGTTCACAGAGAAGTCCGAAGTGACGATTACACACCAAACCACTGATGATATTAAAGAAAAACTACGTAGCAAGCTTGCAAAACTGGTAAATCCAGAGCCTGAAGTAGAAGATGCAGTGGTTTTGACCCCGAACGATATAGATATTAACGAAGAATTTGGGTTTGATGATGACGACTGACGTTCTTGCCTTTGATGAAGCTGAGATTGAGGTCATGTTGGCCAACTTAGACTCGTTTAGTGAGGAAGAAGTTGCTGAGATTGACCGTATGGTCGATGAACTCAGCGTCAGAGCCGTTAATAAGGGTGCATATGATGACCTAATAGAGTTTTGTAAGCTAATGATGCCGGAGTTCATAGTGGGAAAGCACCACAGAATCCTTGCAGACATGCTTATGGCGATTGAATCTGGGGATGAAGACCGTATATGTGTCAACATTCCACCACGACATGGTAAGTCACAGCTTGTGTCTATCTTCTTTCCAGCATGGTTCTTAGGTAGGAACCCAGATAAGAAAGTTATGATGGTCTCACACACGACAGACCTAGCGGTGGATTTTGGACGTAAAGTTCGTAACTTAATAGCTATGGAAGCGTACCGATCTATATTCCCTACAGTAAAATTAGCACAAGATAGTAAATCAGCAGGAAGGTGGAATACAAATGTCGGGGGAGAATATTATGCGTGTGGTATTGGTTCTGCTCTGGCTGGGCGTGGCGCTGACTTACTGCTTGTGGACGATCCACATTCTGAGCAAGATGTAATTAACGGGAACTTTGGTGTATTTGAGAAAGCCTATGAGTGGTTTACATTCGGTGCGCGTACACGTTTGATGCCCGGGGGTCGTGTTGCAATTATACAGACACGTTGGCATTTAGACGATCTAACTGGTCGAGTGGTGCGTGATATGGGCAAAAATGAGCGAGCTGACCAGTATAATGTGGTCGAGTTCCCTGCAATACTAGATATAGAAGATAAGAAAACTAAAAAGACTGTACAGAAACCGCTATGGCCTGAGTTCTTTGACCTAGAAGCCTTACTGCGTACCAAAGCATCAATGCCTGTGTTCCAATGGAACTCCCAATATCAACAGAAACCCACTACCGAAGAGGCCGCTATGGTCAAGCGGGAGTGGTGGAACAAGTGGATACCCGACTCACCACCTCCGTGTGAATATGTTATCATGTCGCTTGATGCGGCAGCCGAGAAACATAACCGTGCAGACTTCACAGCACTTACTACATGGGGTGTTTTCTTGAACGAAGAGACCGAAGCTTACAATATTATATTGTTAAATAGTATAAAACGTCGTATAGAGTTCCCAGAACTTAAACAACTTGCGATGGAAGAGTACCACGACTGGGAACCTGATTCGTTTATTGTGGAGAAGAAAAGTTCTGGTGTAGCCTTGTATCAAGAGATGCGGCGTATGGGTTTGCCAGTATCGGAGTACACGCCACATAGGGGGTCAGGAGATAAGTTAGCTAGACTTAATTCCGTTGCAGACATAGTAGCATCTGGGATTTGCTGGGTGCCAGAGACACGGTGGGCTGAAGAAGTGGTCGAAGAGATTGCAGGATTTCCATTTATGAGTAATGATGACCTCGTGGACTCTACAGTTATGGCTCTGATGCGGTTTAGGCAGGGCGGATTTATCAGATTACCTAGTGACGAACCAGAAGAAGAACGGTTCTTTAAACGACGCCGAGGCGGATATTATTAAAAGGATTAGCAATGGCTATTGAAAAAGGACTATACGCTGCTCCACTGGGGCTAAAAGACTTAGAAGGTGACCTCGAGGGCATGGAAGAGATGGAAATCCCTGAAATGGAGATTGAGATTGTTGATCCAGAGTCAGTAACTCTGTCCGATGGGAGCATGGAGATAACCATAATGCCCGGGATGGAGGGTGATTTCACTGAGTTTGGTGGTAATTTAGCTGAATCTATGAGTGAAGATGCCCTTGATGAGCTGTCAGGTGAGCTTGTTGGGCAAGTAAAGGCCGATATTGAGGGTCGTAAGGACTGGGCAGATACGTTCGTTAAAGGTTTAGACGTGTTGGGCTTCAAATATGAGGAACGTACCGAGCCTTGGGAGGGTGCATGTGGCGTAAACTCTACTGTTTTAGCTGAAGCAGCTATAAGGTTCCAAGCTGAGACCGTGAGTGAGACCATGCCAGCGGCTGGACCAGTAAAAACTAAGATACTTGGGGTAGAATCCAAGGAAAAAGACGAAGCGGCTGCCCGTGTTATGGCCGATATGAACTACGAATTGACTGAAAACATGGTTGAGTACCGACCAGAACATGAACGTATGCTGTATAGCCTTGGTTTAGCAGGTTCTGCGTTTAAAAAGGTGTATTTTGACCCTAATTTAGGGCGTCAAGCTGCTATTTATATCTCAGCAGAAGACGTGATTGTGCCTTACGGCGCGTCGAATATTGAGTCTGCAGAGCGTGTAACACACGTAATGCGTAAAACTAAGAATGAATTGAAGAAGCTACAGGCCGCAGAGTTCTATAGAGACATAGACCTTGGGGAGCCAGAGCCTTACCACACAGACATCGAAGAGAAGAAAGCGGAAGAAGGGGGCTATTCGCTCACTGATGATGACCGCTACGCTATCTACGAAATACACGCCGACCTCCTTATAGAAGGTATTGATGACGAGGATGGGATTGCTCGACCATATGTCGTCACGATTGAGCGTGGAAGTGGAGAAGTGCTGGCGGTCCGTAGAAACTACGAGGAGGGTGACCCTCTCACACTCAAGCGCCAGCACTTCGTCCACTACAACTATGTACCGGGATTTGGGTTTTATGGCCTTGGCCTGATACATATTATCGGTGGGTACGCCCGTGCCGGTACTTCCTTGATACGTCAACTCGTAGACGCGGGTACGCTCTCCAACCTCCCGGGAGGGTTAAAGTCCCGTGGATTGCGTATCAAGGGAGATGATACACCTATCGAGCCGGGTGAATTTAAGGACGTAGACGTGCCGTCAGGGTCAATCCGTGACAACATCATGCCGCTACCTTACAAAGAGCCTTCACAGACGCTCCTAGCGCTTCTCAATCAGATTACTACTGAAGGACGACGACTAGGTGCTATAAGCGATATGGACATCTCTGACATGTCTGCTAACGCTCCTGTGGGTACTACACTAGCCTTACTAGAGCGCACACTAAAACCTATGGCTGCGGTGCAAGCACGCGTACATTACGCGATGAAGCAAGAGTTTAAACTACTCAAAGCAATCATGGCAGAGTATGCCCCTGAAGAGTACGCTTATATACCCGCTAGAGGCGAGGTAGGAGCTAAAAGGGAAGATTACATGATGGTGGACGTGATCCCTGTCAGTGACCCTAATAACTCGACTATGGCGCAACGTGTGGTACAGTATCAGACTGTCCTGCAGATGTCGTCGCAAGCACCACAGATATACGACTTACCACAGCTACATCGCCAGATGATAGAAGTATTGGGCGTGAAGAACGCTGACAAACTCGTTCCAACTAAGGACGACGCAAAACCAACCGATCCGATAAGCGAGAATATGGATGCCCTAGTAGGCAAGCCGGTAAAAGCGTTTATCTACCAAGACCATGAGGCACACATAGCTACGCATACCTCGTTCATGCAAGACCCTATGATGGCTCAGATGATCGGACAGAACCCACAGGCCAAACAGATCATGGCTTCGCTACAGGCTCACATTGCCGAACACTTAGGGTTCTCATATCGCACCAAGATCGAAGAGAAGCTTGGTGTACCACTACCGGCTCCAAACGAGGAGATGGACGAGGATATGGAAGTACAACTGTCACGTCTGGTTGCAGACGCAGGCAAGCAACTAACGCAGGCTAACCAGAAACAAGCCGCGCAGCAGAAAGCTCAACAGCAACAGCAAGACCCAATCATACAGATGAAACAGGCAGAGCTGCAGATCAAACAAGCTGAAGAGCAACGCAAAGCACAAAAAGACCAAGCAGATAGCGCCTTGCAACAAGAAAAACTAAAACTGCAGAAAGCTAAAGACCTCACCTCTGCTATGTTAGACGCCGAACGCGTCAAGATAGATCAAGCAGAACTTACGATAGAAGCAGAAGAAAAAGGTATTAAGTTAGAACAGGCAGGGCGTGCCGAACGCAACAAGATCGGTCTTGAAACTGCTAGAATGATGCAATCAAAACAAAAACCTAAAAAGGAGTCATAATACATCATGGCTAAAACCGTCTTTGACGTGCTAAAAGGTAAAATCGGCGAGGACATCTCGTCTGCACAGAGTTTCTTAACCGCAGGGTCACCTAAAGACTATGCGGAATTTAGGGAAGTTGTTGGCTTAATTCGGGGTCTCGAAGCCAGCAAACAATACATTGAAGACCTTGCGAAAAACTATATGGAAAACGATGATGACTGAAGCAGCAGTTAAAATCAGCGATGCTGAATTGGAACTACAACTACCTAAACCCGTGGGATACCGCGTGTTGGTAGCACTACCACAACCCGAAGAAACCGTAGCAGGGACATCGATCCTGAAAACGGAAACAGCTAAAACTCAAGACCATATCATGTCTATCATAGGACTTGTTGTGGATATGGGTAATCAAGCGTACTCTGATGACGAACGTTTCCCCACCGGACCTTGGTGTAAGGAAGGCGACTTCGTTATGTTTCGTATGAACTCAGGAACACGTTTTACAATAGGTGGCGTTGAATATCGACTAATGAACGATGATTCAATCGAAGCAGTTGTAGACGATCCAGCAGGCATTCAGAGGGCGTAGATATGGCATTTCAGAAAGTAGAATTTGAATTTCCGGAGCCAGAGGACAACAAACTAGATATTGAAGATTCTGGTTCAGTTGAAATTGATATATCCGGCAAGAAAACTAAAGAAGACTTCATGGAAGTAGAAGAGACTCCTGAGCCAAAAGCTAAGGAAAAAGTCGAGGAAACTTCGGAAGACGACTTTGAAGTGGAGGTTGTAGATGATACACCTAAAGCAGATCGTAACCGCAAGGCTTCAGAGCCTCCGGCAGATGTTACGGATGAAGAACTTGAAGATTACTCTGACAAGGTTCGTAAACGTATCCAGCATTTTAGCAAAGGTTACCACGACGAGCGCAGGGCTAAAGAAGAAGCTCATCGCCAAAGTCAAGAACTTGAAAGAGTCACTCAGCAACTTATGGAAGAAAATAAGAAGCTAAAGGGTAATGTAAGTAAGAATCAGACAGCGTTACTTGAACAAGCTAAGAAAAATGCTTCTATTGAGTCAGAAAATGCTAAACGCGAATATAAAGCAGCGTATGAATCTGGTGACTCTGATGCAGTATTGGATGCACAAGAAAAGTTAACCAATGCTAAGTTAAAGGCTGATAGACTAGCAAACTTCAAATTACCATCTTTACAGGAACCAGAAACCCCTGTAGAAGTAGAAACAGAACAACCCGCTCCGGCAGTACAAGTTGATAGCCGAGCTGCAGACTGGCAAAAAGCCAATACGTGGTTTGGAAGCGACGACGAAATGACGAGTTTAGCGCTGGGGTTGCACAATAAACTTGTCAAACAGGGCGTAAGCCCACAAAGTGATGAATACTACGAGACTATTAACTCTCGTATGCGTCAAGTATTCCCCGAAAACTTCGAGGATGCTGAACCGAAGCGAAAGAAGACCCAAGTGGTTGCCCCCGCAACGCGGAGCCAAGCAGCACGGAAAGTGACGTTGACACGCACTCAGGTACAAATCGCTAAGAAGTTGGGGTTGACACCCGAACAATACGCCAAACAGGTTGCAATAGATATGAGGAAAGCAAATGGCTGAGAATCGCATAGACCGCGAATTAGAAAAACGTGAAAAAACTGTCCGCAAGAAGGCTTGGACACGCCCAGAGACTTTACCGTCTCCTGCGCCACAAGCTGGATATAGCTTCAGATGGATTCGCGTAAGTAACCAAGGCCAAGTAGACGCTACCAATGTCTCGTCAAAGTTACGTGAAGGTTGGACGCCTGTAAGAGCTGAAGATCACCCAGAAATCTCTATGGTTACTGTAGAACAAGAACGTTTTAGAGATAACGTAGTTATAGGTGGTTTATTACTCTGCAAAGCGCCGATAGAAATGGTTGATGAAAGAAACGACTATTTCCAACAACAGACTGATGGTCAAATGAGTTCTGTTGATAACAACCTCATGCGTGAGAATGACCCTCGAATGCCGTTGTTCAATGATCGCAAGACCAAAGTAACATTCGGTAAAGGAACTTAAATTTAATCTATATAGGATACATATATCATGTCTACTACAAGTTCAGGATACGGGTTTGTACCCGTAAAACGATCTGACGGTATGCCTTATGCTGGCGCTCAAGATTCGTTTTTAATTACTCCTGCAGGTGTGGCTCAGAACATCGGCTACGGCTCTGTTGTTGAGATCGCTGCAGGTTACGTACAACTAGCCTCTGGTACTGGCGCAGATGCAACTACTAACAACCTTGGTGGTAATGCTATCGGTGCTTTAGGAGTGTTTGTTGGCTGTGAGTATTTAAATGCTCAAGGTCAATTAATCTTCTCTCAGTATTACCCTTCAGGGACAGCTAATGCTACAGCTTATGTTGTAACTGACCCAAATGTTACTTTCCAAGTACAAGCAGACGGAGCAATCGCTCAAGCTGCATTGGGCCACAATGCGCCTTTATCAGCCGCACAAAATGCTACAACTTCAGTAAACACAACTACTGGTAAATCTAACGTACAACTCGATGCTACTACTGCTACGGCAACTAAAGCATTTAAAGTTGTTGGTTTTGTAACAAAACCGGGTTCTGCTATTGGCGATGCTTATACTGATGTATTAGTGAAAATTAACTCACCGTACCACCAAATGGGTACCGGTATCGTAGGAGAATAATTCATGGCTATTTCACGCGCACAGTTACTAAAAGAACTGTTACCCGGATTGAACGCATTGTTCGGTTTGGAATATGCAAAATACGGTGAAGAACACGCCGAAATTTTTGAAACTGAATCATCAGATCGTTCTTTTGAGGAAGAAACAAAACTATCTGGCTTTGGTGCTGCACCAACTAAGTCAGAAGGCTCTTCTATTGAGTATGACAATGCTCAAGAAGCTTTCACTGCACGCTACACACACGAAACAGTGGCAATGGGTTTCTCTATCACTGAGGAAGCTATTGAAGATAACTTGTACGATTCACTATCGTCTCGTTATACTAAAGCACTGGCTCGCGCTATGGCGTACACTAAGCAGGTCAAAGCGGCTAACATTTTAAACAATGCTTTCGCTGCTGGTACTACATACGGTGACGGCAAGTCATTATGTGCTACTGACCACCCGCTAATCGATGGCGGCACTAACTCAAATGAACCAGCAGTTGCTGCGGACTTGAACGAAACTTCCCTTGAGGCAGCTATCATTCAAATCGCAGGTTGGACAGACGAGCGTGGCCTATTGATTGCAGCAAAACCTAAGAAACTTGTGATTCCGCCAAACTTGCAATTCGTTGCAACACGTTTGTTAGAAACAGAAGGTCGTTTAGGTACTGCGGACAACGACATCAACGCTATACGCAACAACGGTTCTGTTCCGGGTGGTTACACTGTAAACCACTATCTAACAGACACTGATGCGTGGTTCTTGATGACAGACGTTCCAAATGGTCTAAAACACTTCACACGTAGCCCAATGGCTACTTCGATGGATGCTGACTTTGATACTGGCAACAGCCGCTACAAAGCTCGTGAGCGTTACTCGTTTGGTGTATCTGATCCATTAGGAATCTTTGGTTCTCCGGGCGCATAAGCTTAGAACATTTGTTTTGGAGAGGGGCTGCTTCGGTGGCCCCTTTCTTTTTGTTGACATATTACGTTATGCGATGGTATGCTAACAATTATCGGGAATACCCCGTGAATCTGACAGGCCCGACTGACGACATGCAGACGGATTCACTTAACTCGCATGTGAGGATATATTCATGGCGAATACTACATTTTCTGGTCCAGTGACCTCTAACAACGGTTTCATCGGTGACATCGTTGTCCCAACATACACAGTTGCAAATGCACCTTCAGCTTCAGCGGCTGGCGCAGGTACTGTTGTATTTGTATCTAATGGAGCTGGCGGCTCCGCAATATTGGCTTTCTCTGACGGAACAAACTGGAAGCGTTCTGACACTGGTGCTACAATAGCAGCATCGTAAGGGGTGAACTATGAGTAGATTTGCACCCCCAACTGAAGAAGAACTAGCAGCTCGAGGGATCGGCGCTGTTAAAGTTCGCGCACGAAAAGAAGACGGCACGCTTAAAGCTGATGACCCTGCTACACCTGATGTAAATGAGGCGTGGGAAGAAAAACCAGTTAAAAAACGTGGGCGTCCTTCAAAAAAGAAGGAATAGCGTATGTCTCATTCTGACGTTCAAACCAAACGAGTTACAAGCGCTGCATCGTTGGCTGTAGGGCCGGCACGCATTCGTCAGGTACAAGTATTAACTTCTAGTGGCGGTGCTGGTCGGTTGACCATTACTGATGGTGCTGGCGGTACAACGGTGCTTGATCTTGATTTTAAAGCTTCAGACTCTCACTCGGTAAACATACCTCAAGCGGGGATACGTTGCCAAAACGACGTGTTAATAACGGCGATGACAAACATTACCGCCATGACAGTCTTCTACAACTAGAGGTGATACATGCGGAGTTATTACAAATCAGGAGGCTCCGTCAAAAAGTCTCCTGCTTGGACTCGTAAAGAGGGAAAAAGTAAATCTGGTGGTCTCAATGCTAAAGGCGTTGCCAGCTACCGGAAAGCTAACCCCGGAAGTAAACTAAAAACAGCGGTTACCACAAAGCCTAGTAAACTTAAAAAAGGTTCTAAAGCGGCTAACCGACGTAAATCTTTCTGCGCTCGCATGAAGGGTATGAAGAAACGTAATACAAGCTCTAAGACAGCTAATGATCCAGATAGTCGTATAAACAAGAGTTTACGGAAGTGGAATTGTTAGATGGCTATAGCACGCGCACAGATGAGCAAGCAGATACAAAACCCTGCGTCCAAGCTGTCACAAAAACGAAAAAAGGTTGCAGCTAAAAAACGTAAGAAAAAGGAGCTGCAAAAGTAATGCCTTACTTAACTAGCAGTATTCCCTATTTCAAAGCGTGGGTACGTAGAGAATACACCAAAAACTTAGAAGAGTACCACGGTGAGTTTTTGCACTGTATGGTTATTGGTGTCACTACAATGCCTAACCGTACTCTTAGTTTTCAAGTTATTTTTACTGGTTGTGAGTCTGATGATGAAGACGAAGAAAATATACATGGTGGAGCTATGTGGGCTAGGCTACCGCTTACAGCGCTTGTAGCTGATACACCTTTAGAGGAGTGGCCTACAGAACTACCACCTTACCTAGCACAACCTTGGGACTGTATGTCCCATTACCATTCTGTATACAAACTAGAACGAGCTTCTCCTGCCCCTTGGATAGCCAAAGTAGATGGTGAGTTTTACCCCGCTAAGTATTTATTTACGGTGGATTACACTGATAGTGAAGTAGCTGATGATCCTGCACAACACAAACAAAGCCACGTACTTGAATTATTAGATGCTGGGGAGTATACAGGTAACATAGTAGCATTACCAAATAATCGGGTTCGTGTAACGCACCCTGCGTGGTTTGAGACAGGGCAAGGCGCTCCAGATTTTAAACCAAACCAACATACTTATAACTCAAAAGAAGACGTAGGTTACGTTTGGGATACTGAAAGAGTGTTCAATAATCTTTACAAGGAGACAGACCAATGATGAAGAAAAAAGGTTACAAAGCAGGCGGTAAGATGTCTGATATGTTAAAAAAGAAAAAATCTTTAACTCAGATGCCGGGCGACAGCAAAAGACAACGTGCGGACACTAACCTCACTCGAGCGCAAGAAAATCGTTTATCTGCTGGTGCTAACGAAATGCGTGGAAAAGCTAAACGTGACGAAGACCGTATGAACATGCCTTCTATGATGAAAAAAGGCGGTAAGGTTAAGAAAAAAGGTTACGCTAAAGGTGGTATGGCTAAAAAAGGCTATAAAAAAGGTGGCAAAATTCGTGGTTACGGCTTGGCTCGTGGCGGCAAAGTTTGCAAGATGCGTTAATGCGTAGGTATTACAAATCAGGCGGCAAAATATGTTCCAAGGGTAAGTCTTGGGCTAAACGTACGTTTGATACTTACCCTAGCGCTTATGCTAACATGGCTGCGTCTAAATACTGTAAAGACCCTAATTACGCCAAAGGTAGTAAAAGCAAGAAAAAGAAGAAAAGCTAATGGGTGAGTTGAAGAAGTGGCGGGATCAAGACTGGGTTAGAGTTGGTACCGACGGTAAAATAAAAGGCGCGTGTGGGACTTCTAAAGATAAGAAGAACCCAGACCGTTGTTTACCGCGTAGTAAAGCTAACAGTCTGAGCAAGGGCGAACGCGCCACTACGGCAAAGAAAAAGAAGCGCGAAGGCGCTAAAGGTAAGACTGTAGTAAAAAATACAAAAGCTGCTACAGTTAAGTTATCAGGTGGTGGGCTAGCTCGCCGGAAACGCGATATAGCACGGGGTTGTGGCGCGGTAATAGAAAATAGACGCAAAAAGACGTTGTACACGTAAAAGGATTAAACCATGACGACATCAGGTACCACAGCGTTTAATATGGACTTCACGGAGATTGCTGAAGAAGCATGGGAACGTGCGGGACGTGAAATGCGTTCAGGATATGATCTACGTACGGCTAGGCGGTCTATGAACTTGATGACGATTGAGTGGCAGAACCGTGGTATTAACATGTGGACTATAGACTCTGGCACTGTAAATCTAGTAAAAGGTACTTCTCGGTACGCGTTGCCAGCAGATACTATAGACTTAATGGAGCATCAAATACGTACTAATAGTGGTAACGCTAGTACACAATCTGATCTTACGATAAGCAGAATTAGTGTAAGTACATACGCATCTATACCAAACAAGTTATCACAAGGGCGTCCTATACAAATGTATGTTGAACGACTGCGAGATGAACCCCACGTTAACGTTTGGCCTGTACCAGACACCAATGATTATGTCTTGTACTACTGGCGTATGCGTAGAATACAAGATGCAGGTGCAGGTACGGAAACAGCAGACATGAACTTTAGGTTCTTCCCTTGCCTCGTTGCAGGTCTAGCTTATCATATAGCTATGAAAGTTCCTGAGTTGGTAGATCGCGTGCAGATGTTAAAGTCTGTGTATGACGAACAGTTTGATATGGCTGCTTCAGAAGATAGAGAAAAAACCTCGGCACGGTTTGTACCTCGCATTGCTAGGATTGGCTGATGAGTAACAGGTTCGCTTCTTCTCAAAAGGTTAACGCGCTTTGTGACGTATGTGGGTTTAAATACAAACTACGTGAATTGCGTAATCTTTTTGTTAAGGGGCAAGACACAAACATAAAGGCTTGTCCTGAATGTTGGAACGCAGATCAACCGCAACTGCGGTTAGGAGAGTTTCCTGTAGATGATCCGCAGGCTGTACGTGACCCACGACCCGATCAAAGTTTGGGCGAGTCTGGAGAGTATAGTAGTAGAGGTATACAATGGGGTTGGAATCCTGTAGGTGGGGGTGATGATCTTTATGACCTTACACCTAATAATTTAATTGGCGCTGGTCAGGTAGGCTTAGTTGTCGTAAGTATAACATAGGAGATGAATCATGGCTAAGAAGTTAAACAAAGGTTTAGCAGCTTTAAAAAAAGAAAGACCTGATGTCGTTGCAAACATGGGTTTTAAAAAAGGTGGTATGGCTAAAAAAGGTTATGCCAAAGGTGGTAAAATCAAAATACGTGGCACAGGTGCAGCGACTAAAGGTCTATTTGCACGAGGGCCAATGGGGTAAGATATGAATTATACTGAGCTGAAAACCAATATTCAAGACATCTGCGAAAACTCGTTTACAGATGACCAGCTCGCTATGTTCACACAGCAGGCTGAACAAAAAATATACAACACAGTGCAAATTCCTGCACTACGAAAAAATGTGACTGGTACAATGTCTACCAACATTAAATATCTGTCTACACCCTCTGACTTCTTGTGGTCATATTCTTTAGCTGTGGTGGATGGTAGTGGTAATTATCATTTCTTGCTAAATAAAGATGTCAACTTTATGCGTGAAGCATATCCTAATCCTACAGCTACAGGGTTACCTAAACATTACGCATATTTTGACGATGACACATTTATTGTTGGACCTACCCCAGATACGGGGTATACTTCAGAACTTCATTATGGGTATTACCCTCAATCAATCGTTACGGCTGGTACTACATGGCTTGGAGAAGAGTTTGATTCTGCTCTACTTAACGGTGCGTTGATTGAAGCTATTCGCTTTATGAAAGGTGAACCTGATATTGTTGCAACATACGAAAAGATGTATTTGCAATCTATAACGCTGTTGAAGGCTCTCGGAGACGGCAAACTACGTGAAGACGCATATCGCTCGGGACAGTTCCGAGTGCCAGTAAGTTAAGGAGACAGAAATGGCAATCACACAGGCAATGTGTACATCCTTCAAAGTCGCTCTATTAGACGGCGAGATGGATTTTAGCAGTAACACATCACAAACTTTTAAAATAGCATTGTATACAAGTTCAGCTACATTAAGTGCAGCTACTACAGCGTATGCAACGACAAACGAAGTATCGGGTACTAACTATACTGCAGGGGGTAACACACTTACTATCTCAGCAAACCCTGCATCGTCAGGTACTACGGCGTTTTTAGATTTCGCAGATACAACATGGACTGACGCTACGATTACAGCTCGCGGTGCATTGATCTACAAATCAGGTGGGGGTAACCCAGCCGTTGCGGTGCTAGACTTTGGTGCAGACAAAACATCTACAGCGGGTGACTTTCAAGTTCAGTTCCCGGCAGCAGATGCTACGAACGCCATTGTGCGTATTGCTACTCCGTAAGACAGCTAAATGCCGTCTTCAGTAGAATATATAGGTTGGGGATCGGGTGCTTGGGGCCAAACGGCTTGGAGTACCGATCTTACTATTGTTTCTGTTGATGGCGTTGCAGCAGAGGGCGTTATTAGCTCCGTTGTAGTTGATGCAGAAGCTAATGTAGTCGTCACAGGTGTAGAGGCTGATGGACATGTAAATGTTGTAGGTATAGACGCCGAAGCAGATACTCTCGTTCAAGCCGTTCGCGCAGTCGGTTCAATAGGTACTGTAACAGTTAGCGCTGCTGCAGAGATACCAGTTGTCGGTGTAGAAGCTGATGGTGAAATTGGTACAGTTACAATGACTGGTACAGCCAATATCTTCCCAACAGGTGTAGAAGCCGATGGAGCTGTAGGTACGGCTACAGTAGATGCAGAAGCTAACGTAGTAGTCACGGGTGTAGAAGCTAACAGCGCTGTTGGTACTGTTACTATGACCGGCGCAGCTAATATATCAGTTACAGGTGTAGAAGCCGATATTCATCTCGGAGACGTAACTTTTGCCCTTGGAATCACTGTATCACTTACGGGATTGCAAGCGGACATAAAACTTGGTAATGTAACCGCAACGGCTAACGCAGATATATCTGTTACAGGGCTTGCAGCTACGGGAATTATTGGTTTCGCTAACGTATGGGGCGAGGTTGATGATACTCAAACACCTAATTGGACACCTATCGCCAGTGCGCAAACTCCCAAGTGGGCTACCGCATCTGAAACACAAACTCCAGATTGGCAAGATATAGCCGCATAAGGAAAAGAACATGACAACGCAATATTCACCGATACTCAAACTTGCTCTGCCAGTTCAAGGCGAACTTAGCGGTACATGGGGTGACGTAGTAAACGATAACATCACATCTATGGTCGAACAGGCTATCGCAGGTCGTGCGGTTATCAACACTTGGTCAACAAACTCACATACGTTAACTTCAGCGAACGGAACAACTTCTGAATCGCGTTGTGCTATGCTTGAGCTTACTGACACAGGTACATCATTGTCTGGCGCAGGTACGGTTATATGTCCAGCGCTATCTAAAATATACATTGTAAAGAACGCCGCGGGACAAAATATTACAGTGAAAACTGCGTCTGGTACAGGTATTCTTGTACCTAATGGACGTACTACATTCTTATTCTGTGATGGCACAAATGTTGTTGAGGCTCTCACACATACTACGTCTCTACAGTTGGGTACTAGCACAACAGTCACAGCCGTACTCGATGAAGACAACATGGCATCTAATAGTGCTACATCCTTGGCTACACAGCAATCTATTAAAGCATACGTAGACAGTAAAGTAGGTCAGTTTGACAGCCTTGCAGAAGTATTGGCAGTAGGTAACACCACAGGTTCAAACAATATCATAGTTGATAATGGGCGGAAGATTACTACAAATACTATTGATGAGACTACAGCGGGTTCCGGTGTTACGATTGACAGCGTGTTACTCAAGGATGATGTGGTCAACGCTACGGACGTAGAAACTGGGTCTATCTCAGCTAATGACGGTACAGCAGCCGCCACTATAGCGAACTCTACAGGAGTCATTACAGTCCCTTCAGCGGTTCTTACAACAGCCGACATTAATGGTGGTACAGCGGACGGCGTGGTCATCGGTGGCACTACTCCTGCGGCTATTACAGGTACAGCAATAACTGGCACAAGCTTTGCTACAACTGGAAATATGACATTCGGTGATAACGACAAAGCCATATTCGGTGCTGGGTCTGACCTACAGATTTTCCATGATGGAAATAATAGTTTTATAAACGAACTAGGCGCAGGAAACCTGACAATAAAAGCTAGTAATACTTTGTACCTAATGAGTGGAGACTCAGAATCTTATGCTACATTTACAGCTAATGGTGCGTCTACGCTTTATCACGACAACGCCGCCAAACTAGCCACAACATCAACAGGCATAGACGTTACTGGCACAGTGACTGCTGATGGGCTTACTGTGGATGGGGATGTTAATATAAATGATGCCTCTCCTACTATTACTATTACAGACACAGACGGTTCAACAACAGGCTTTGTATCAGCTACAAATACAACTGTTAGGTTTGGCGCAAGTACAGCTGATAAGACACAGCTTTATACAAGTAACTTATTAAGACTGAATATTGACACTAACGGAGACATCAGCTTCTACGAGGACACAGGCACAACGGCAAAAATGGTGTGGAAGAGTGCTGATGAACGGCTTGGTATTGGGACGAGTAATCCTAGTTCACAGTTACACTTATCTAAAGCAGGTGGTACATTAATTAAGTTAGGTACTTCTTTAAACACTTCTGAGATTGAGGCAAGAGAAGTTGGTAATTCTAATAG